CTATATTTTGCGGGGTCTGCCTACTGCTTTTTTTAAATCTTCCGGTCTTTCACTCAGCCAGTCAGATAATTTTTTAAGGTTCCATCTTCGACCTTTTGTGGTTTCTGTAATGTATCTTGGTTTTGGAAAACCTTTTAAGCAAATAATGGATGATTTGAAATACACACCACCATATCCTAAAAATTCTGCCGCCTGATCATCTGTCAACCAAATGTCTGAAGGTGGCAGGGCCACAATAAAGTTACCCATGTTTGCCATTGCTGTCATTGATTCACCTCCAATCTTTTACCCGCTTCCAATTCTTCCGGCTCAGCGTGCCGAAGTTCATCAAAGCTGGTATATCCATTCAATCCAGATTTGATATCCAAGACTTTTTGAAGCTCAATATGTGCAACTTGCAGCATATTGTCTTTAAACTTCTCAACATTCTTAAAAACCACCTTATCCCCAACCTCAAAAATATTGTGCTGGCGGCGGTAGTCGAGAAGACCTATTTCAATCTCTCCAATTTCCTTGATAATGTTGCCAACAAATAAAAGTCGCGGGTCGGCTGCCATTTTAGACAGCTCTTGCTGCTTAGCCTTGGCAGCATCATAACTTCCGTACTTCTCAATTAGATCCACTAGCCACCTCCATACAACTCTCCACGTCTGCGATGGCTTTCTTGATTTTTTCTGTTACATAATCATCAATTTCAGCTTCTTGATCTCTTTCAATGAACCTCTTGGCTCCATCCAGGCCGCCATAAGATTCAACCAACTCATGACTTTCGACAAGGCGTTTTAGGCAATTAAGAGAAATACAATCTTCATAGGATTGTGAAAAATCACTGCCTTCATATTCCTCAACACCTAAAAAGTAAGATTTAGCCCAAGACGGGGAATCATTAATAATCATTTCTGCCAGAGGTATTCCGTGTTTTTTTACAAACTCATTCGCTTTCAAGACACCTCTCCCAAAGCCTTCACCACACCACTCGGCAACTTGCTCAAATAGCAGGTGAACAGGTGATACAACTTATCCGCGTTACTTTCATCTACCGTGATAATCCCGCCAGTGCCAGACTTAACTCTTTGACATGACCAACCGCGCATGTGATATGTGAACTCATTGTCATAATCCACCGCGTTTAAAATCGCATTAAATGAGCCAACATCACCAGCAGACCACGTTTCGTTGTATGGCTTGTCTTTAGCCACAAGGTTGTCGATCTGAAGCTGCGCGAACTGGATGTTTGTTAATTGAATTTCAGTCATTAGCTTCATCCTCATTCCAAACAATATCACTACGCTCACCATCAACATCCATTTCGCCTTTATTGCCACACTTCAGGCAAGTAACGACATCACCATCCATAAACTCATAACCGCTATTGCTTTCTGCTGTGGAATGAATGGCAGCTTCGTTATGGTTGCATTTTTGGCATTCCATTCCCCAATCAATGTTCATTTCAGTCATTGGCTGGCTCCTGTGTTTTAAATTCCGTACCATCTGGATTAACACCTAAAGCCTCACAAATACGGTGAGCTACAGTTGAACCAGTACCAAGCATGCTCATAACATGAACCCAATTTAGCTTCGACCTTGTAACCTTTGATGCCCTTAGTGATTGGCGCAAAAGAGCCTTATACTCATATTCCTTGAAACGACCTTTTTCGAGCTCCAAGACGAGTTTTACAGGCACCGCTTGGGCTTTGGCTGCTTGCCAAGCCTCCACCCATAACAGCCAATTTTCATGACGCGGGCTGCCTTCCAGATACCGAGTGCCAAATAAGGACTCCGATCTATCAAGCTGAGCTTTGAGTTCCTCATAGGAGCAGTTACAGCGAATAGCGCAGTTTTTTTCGTATGCTATCTGCATGTTTAAGAAATCTTTCTGAATATCCATCACGCCACCTCATCATCTAAAAAGGTAGTTTCATTCCACCAATTAGGGTTTTCTTCTAAGTATTTAGAATGTTCATCAGCGGAAAGATCCCACTCCTCCAGGGTGACCGCCTCAGCAATGCATTCACCAACTGTTTGAAATGCTTCAATAGCCTCTTTACGCAAACGTTGAACAACTTGCTCACCCAATTCTTTTGATGGAACAGGGTATAAAATTTCTTCTGAATCAGGTTCTTCGGGAATATTGACTGCCCATAATTTGTTATCTTCCATCACGCCACCTTCACATCTAAATAATCAGGACAACGCAAGTGCATTTCATATTCATCGAATAGCACCTGACATGCCGCATTACCTGTTAAATCTTTCTTTAAGAGCACGTAACTCAGTGTCTTGCGTGTGCCTTTGCCGCTAAATGTCGAACTGCCATCTGCAAGTTCATTTTTGATATAACCCAATTTTTCTAGCCACAGCTTAAAACCAGCTTCATGTTTCTTTTTAATTTTGAAAATCATGCCGCAGCCTCCAGTGCTTTACGTAAATAAGGGTCAATATCAGTGCTCAGCATCCATTTCACATAGTCCTTTGGAACCTCTTTTAATGGAGTACCTTTATGTTTGCCATAAGGCATTACATTTGGAGTGCGTACCTGTTCAGATAGGACATGCAATGAATTCATGTCTTTGATACCCAACTTTAAACAGATGTTTTTCAGGATGATGTATGTGAACCAGATGTCATACTTCGCACTGTGAGCATTACGCAGGTAATTACGTGCTTTTTCCTTGTCTGAGCTCACAAAATAGAACAGGGCGCTCAGGGTGTGAGTTTCCAGTTCTGGCCATGTGAAACGAGCCAGAGCTAAAGTACAGATCGATTTTTCAGGAACATCCGTACCACATTTACGGATCGCCTCAATGTCGTAATTGATGTTATGGCCAATCAAGCAATCCACATCTTCAGGTAAGTGGAAAGTATCAAAGCTTGGCTTGCCCTCGATGTCAGCTTCCAGGATGTGATGCACTGCCATTGCACCGTAAGCGATTGGCTCAGGACATGAGTAGAACTCATCAAATATCTGGCTTTGATCAAACCCCAAGTTACCTTGCTCAAAAGAGCAAGGTGCGTATGCGATTTCAATAGGGAAACCATTAATCGTATGAGTTTCCGTGTCCAAAATTATTGCTTTCATGCGTTAATAGTTTCCTTTGCCAATTGTTCAATTTCTTGTTGTACGACCGCCAGTTTCCTGGCTTCAATTTGATTAAGTGCATCAATACCGAGATGCTCACATACAGTTTTTGCGTCTAAGCCACGTGCACCAATGAAATCCTGCAACTCAGCCAGTTGTTGGTCATTGATGCCAAAGAACTCAGCAGGATCTACCCATGCATTACGCTGCATATCAAAGGTGCACTTTATTTCGTCAGCTCTGGTCTTAAGAGCAACACGCATATTTTTGTAATACGTATGGTTCTTATCGATAGACTCAGTAAGTTGGTTTAGGTCGCTGGCATACTGAGCTTCAGCACAACTCTGGATCCAGTTATCTAAATCTTCCTGAGCCTTCATCGATGCAAGCTGTTCAGGTGTCATAGTGTTGATGTGGTCTTTAGCCTGTTTGATCAGGTCAGCCAGGAAAGACGGATTCGCTTTTAAGTCTGGAACCCATACCTCACCAGTTTCACCACCTAAACCACCTGCATTTTTGGCATGGTGAGTAGGGCAAGGCCTAAAGCTGATCACACGTTCATGCTTGCCTTCACCTGTTTGCACAGTGGTCAGGTAACCCATCACATCTGCAATGCGGTACAGCTCATTACGGTTCTTACCCCCAAGATCTGGTCGGTAAATTACCTGGTCACCGTTTTGGTCTTCAGAAGCATGGGCAATGAAAACGACGTCTTTACCTGAAGCAATTAGCGTATTCACGTATTGCTTGAAGATGTTATTGGCCAAGCCTTGGGCTTTAAGTTTTAAAGAGCCATCTTTTTGCTTGTTCGTGCTGTTAAGCAATAGGTGAGTCTTAATGCTTTCAAGCATTGCACCAACGGTATCAATCACAATCGTTTTAAATGGTTCCAGATCCTGCATAGTCAGGTTAGCTACATCAGCCCATTGATTGACCTGAACCACAGCACCGCGACGCAGTTCACCGGTACGGTGAGAGCCTTTATCGAAATCGAATGAAATTGCTTTTTCACCAGTGAAGCCAATTGATGTTTTACCCAAGCCCGGATCTGCGTACAGATAAACAATGATGGCTTGTACCAATAGCGGTTGATCCGCTGGAATAATATTAATCGCCATCTCAACGTACTCCTAGCTGACGGTTTTTGCGTTTAAAGTTCTTATAGTCCTCAGACCCAAAGAAGCCGGTACTTTCTAAAACTTGATGTCGTTTATTTTTGCGCATGGCGACTCGCGCATTTTCCAAACCATCTAGAATCCACTGTGGAGCTGTAGACTTATCCATTTTCTTCAGGGAGCCGTCAGGTTGGATGGAGTAAATCAACGTATTGCAGAAATAGTCAGCAATAGTTCCTGAGCTTTTGATACGTAAAGCGAAGTAGCTCACCCGATTTTTACCAACCCTGTAAATCTCAAGTCCTTCAAACGTCTTGATGTATTCAGAGAAGTAACGATGAGTTGAGCTAAACTCTACTGGCATTGGAATGACAGGTAGTTCATCTGCTTTGAATTGCAGGAAACCAGTGTAAAGATCAGCAAAATTAACTTGTGCTTGGTCATTAAGTGGGGACCAATCATCAGAGCCATATTCACACCAGTAAACCAGCTGACCATTCAAAAGTGCTTCAAAGATTTGATCGGCAGATTTAAGAATCATGACTGCACCTCCACCAGACGATGCTTCATGATGTGGCCAGCGATCATTGCATTGATTTCGCGGTGATCCTGATAATCAGTGAAGTCGTTATAAGAATTACCATTGGCATCGAATACTTTTATTTCACCAAGTTCTACTACTTCTACATTGGTGAACTCGGAACCTGGTACACCGTAGTCGTCTGGATGTGCTGCAACTTCAAACGAAGTGATTTCCAAACGGAAGCCATCTAGATTAAGGGTTGCTTCACCGCGTACGTCATCAAGCATCTTTAAAGATACGATGCCGTATTCAGATTGAATATTTTGAGCTGGAGCTGCTTGGCTAGTACCAAAGTCAGCACACCATCCAAACGCCAATGCGCTTACAGTTAAGGCAGTAGCAACAAGAGTTACCTTGAAGCTATTGTGTGGAGTCAATTTTGCATTCATAATTTCTTTACTCACTGAGAGAGAGTGGGTCACGCTCCAGGTAGTTGTCGTAGGCTACGCTGGGGCTTTTCTTTGTTTGTGAGATAAAATATACCTGTGGGGTAAAACAAAGTAAATACCTATTAGGTAAAATTTATAAAATTATTTTTTACTCTTGAGGTAAAATAAGTTTTAATAGACAAAAGAAAACCCACCGATGGGGTGGGTTGTTTGGAGTTTATAATAATGACTAGAGAAGAGTTTCGGGCCAGTTTGTATAAGGCTTTGATAGCTACAACTCAAAATCCTGTAGTAGTGCAAGAGCAAATTAAGATAGCTGAAGAGTTTGTATTCACTGGCATGCTAGTAAGCACTGAACGGTTAGATGCTATGGATCAGACCGTAAAAGAGGTTTGTGACAACACTCTCGTCGGTATTGAGATGCGCAAAAAGCGGCAAGACTTACTCCAAGCCGTCCTAAGTGATCCAATGCATCAACAACTCCGTGCTTATAAAAGCCAACTCCTAAACTATGCCGAGAATAATAAACGTGATCCAGTGAATGCATTATTCGAAGATTTATTCTCAATCTTGGAGATGAATCATTCTCTATAGTTATTCTCTGGGGTGTCATCTGCATCAGTGACCACAATAATCATATGTTTTTGCTGGTGACCTGATGATGAGTACATAAAATGACGAGCAATAACCTTGAAATGACCAAAATTTCCTCTTTTATCTATTGGGCTGCAAATCTCGATCATAATGCAATCGCCTTTAGATGGAATTGGTTCGCCTTGCTCTATCAGGTATCCAGCATCGGATAACGTTATATTGTCAGGCCTATCAGCACCCTTAGCTAAATACTGAAACTCAACTTTCATCTAATTCTCCACCCGATCTTAGTTTTGCGTCGGGTTCGCAGTTAAGGTATTTTTTATGAATAAAATAAAAAACTTATATTTTCATTTAATTGGTAATCATCCTGGTATTTACACTGAGATGGATCTAGACACAGATATATTTCTTCTTGATGGCGGAAATATGTTGCTCAAGTTTGTTAGAAAGAGCCCAACCACGTTCCAATTAGAAGAATTGCTGCCGGCAGATTATCAACACACTCATCGAGTAATTTCGTGGTCAGGTGTTTTATGGACTCGGCAGGAAGCTCTTCGAGTGCATCAATCATTGATTTCTTATTCTCAGGGGTTAAATCAGACTGATTAATTTTGGTTGCTAGGATTGCTTTAAGTGTTTGGGTTTCAAACTTAATCGTTATAACACTTAGGATTGCAGACAGTCCGCCATCATTTGCCAGAAAGTCTATGCCATGATGGGTAAGCGTACTAGCACCAAAGTCTAAAATCAAATCCCCATCCATGTATTCAGTGATAATTAAGCTTTTAGCTTCAACTAATTCATGTGCTCGCAAATAATATAAGTTTTTTAAAGCTTTCTCTCTATCTTGATGCCCAGTAGGATAGTCAATATCAAAGTCGTAATAAGATGGATAAACTATTTGCATCTTACGCATCATAATTAACTGTATTTCACGATCCAAAATCATGGCTATTCTCTCAATTAAAGGACTGCGTCGGGCTCGCGGTATAGTGAATCACTATTGCATATTACTTATTTGTGTTTTACACTGTTACACATGGACCGGGGATTCCCAGTCGGCGAAAGGCTCTAGCGTTATGTTAGGGCCTTTTGTTTATCTGTTATTTGGGAAATACTTTTAAACCATAGCCATGATATCCAACCCCAGCTCCTTTACGTCCGTTTGAGCTATAAAATTTATACTTCAACACATCAAACGCTCTATTAACCTGGTCTGGTTTTAAGACATGGTTACCAATAGGGCGCGCAACTAAATCAGCAATTTGTAAGCCTGATGAATTTACTTTTTTTGATGCCATTTTAATTTCAAATGGAAGACAGATTTTTTGATAATTATTTCCATCGCATACTCTTCTAAATTCAAGCTCTAGATCTCTATCTTCCTGCAATCCGCGTTGTTCAAAAACAATAAATGTCTTCTTATCTTGTTGATTCTTCTCCACCAAAAACTTATAGATTCGTTCCAAACCGAACTCTAAAGCAATAAAATATGGATTTTTGGGAGCAGCATACCTTTGAATTAAAATATCTTTTCTAACAACACATGAAATTAAAATAAAATTTGTTTCTTGCATTAATTCGGTAAGGTCACTTAAAAGAGCCTCTTTCTGTTCTTTCGAAGAATAATTCTTAAACTCCCCCGTGCCTTTAAGAATATCCCTTTCATGCATCACGATAATATCGTGACCAAAATGCTTAAATTTAAGTTGCTCTAATCTTTTGATTACAGTTTCTGTGTAATATCTTTTATGAAAAATACAAAAAGCCAGAACAAAGACAGGGTACTTTGTGTTGTAGCCATTTATGGTATGGTCGCCACTTTCATCAACATAAACAATATAATCACTAAACTCCATACCTCACTCCAATACCCAAGCCGCATATAGCGGCTTTTATTAATCTTTCTTATCAATCATCTTTTGGCCTAATTTCCCCTCTTTCACCAGTTGGATAATTTGTTCATTGGTATAGACCGGAATAAAACGACCTTTCCCAAGTCCCTTGACCAACACCTGAACATCGGAGGCGGAGAGGGTCACACCTTCATTGTTTTGCGCAGCTGCTTTAAGCCGATCTACAACTTGATTAATAGGTAATTGTGAATGATCCATTTCATTATCCCCTTAAGGCTTAACTAGGGCTGATTCCAGGCGGCCAATAAAATCAATTTCATTAAGCTGCTCATTGGTAATAAACTCGTCTGGATAGCGAATTTTGTCTGGGTTATCACTTGCAAGACGTACAGTTGTGCCGCCTGCATAACTTATGAAAATCCTCTTCATTCTTAATTCATAGTTATGCTTAAACACATAGACAGATCCGCTTTTAAGCATGCCCGGATCTTTGTCCGCCACATCTATAAAAAGAGGGCTGTCTGGTGCCACAGTGGGCCACATACTGTATTCATCGGAATAAATCACTCGCAAGTTTTCAGGCTTAGCCTGAATACCTAAAATTCTTAATAGTGATGGGTCGATATCTAAATATTCACTTGGATCTTCTAAAAAATTCTCTATCCCACTTCCACAAGAAGCCTTTACATCCCTGTACACCGGTATTCTCACATTATATTTTTTACTACCCTCAGCGCCACGAAACTCAATAGGTGCTATTTGGATACTACCTTTACTTAAAGTCGCATCTAAAGGCATTGCAATAGCATTTGCCTGATCTAAAAAGCCTTTAGGCTTGCCGAAAGCTTCTTCTATTTTACTAGCTGTTTCATCACCAATATTTTTCGTTGGGTTCTTCCCAATGTATTGACTGATTAAATTGTAGGAGAGACCCACCTTTTCAGAGAAATCAGTACGACTCAACCCTGATTCTTTCATCAAGTCTCGCGCATTCTTCAACCGTATTTCATGAATTTGCATCAAGTCAGCCATACCGAACCCCATCATTTAAATCACCTGCTAAATTTACCCGTTAGGTAGAAAAAATAAATACCCTGATAGGTTGAATTAATTTTACCTAACAGGTATATTTATTATTAATTTACCTAATAGGTGTATTATTTATGCCAAACCTATACGACTACTGGAAATCATTAAACGAAAAAGAGAGGAACCAGTTTTGCTCTAGCGTTGGTGTTTCCTATGGATATATGGAGTCACACCTAATCCATGGTCGCAAGAAGCCGCGCATGGAGACAATTCAAGCAATTGTCGAGGCTAGCAACAACAAACTGTCTCACAAAAATCTTTTTGATTTTTTCTTAAAGAAGACCCCAACCGCCGCTTAAACCAATTATCAACAACTTAGCGTTTTTAATAAACGTGAAAGTAAACAAGGTGTTCACATGGATATATCGAAAGAGACCAAAACCGCACTACACAAGATGATTCACCAATCAAACGGGATTACACCTAAAGAGATTGCTGATGTTGTTGGTGTGTCTCACAACACTATTTTGAACTATGCCAATCCAAACATGGAAAACCATTTACCAAGCCTAAAGGCATTTGAAGCCATGCTGACCTATACGCAAAACCCAGCTTCTTTAAAGGTGTGGGCGCATAAATTGGGTTTTGCATTAGTTCCAGTGGATCAAGCGGAAGGAAAGGATCATCAGCTAGGTGTTCTTGAATCACTGCTTGGTATGAATGTTGGCAATGGTGCAGCAAATAAGCAGGTTTTATCTGCTCTGGAAGATGGCGTAGTGACACCTGCTGAAATGGATGAGACAGATCGCATCCTGGAAGAAATTGAACACAAAATTCAGTCTTTGCGTAAAGCCATGAAAGGCGAGTGTGCAAAGTATTTATCAGCTCTACAAACAGAAAAAGCCTGAGTTCAGACCTCAGGCTTTTTCGGTGTTCAAATCATCGGAGACTTAAACTATGAACATGTTAACACAAGGAAATTTTAACATAAACGAAGTAACAATGTCATCACTTGAGATTGTTGATTTCATTAATGAATATCGCGCAAAAAGTGAAACCAATCCCGTGCAACTTCGCCATGATCACTTTATGGCAAAAGTGCCGAAGGTTTTGGGTTTAGAGGGTCTCCCAAAATTTAGGGATACCTACATTAACCAACAAAATGGACAAACCTATCCATGCTATCGCTTCCCAAAACGCGAAGCCTGCCTTATGGCGATGTCATACAGCTATGAGTTACAAGCTCAAGTCTTTGATCGTATGACTGCAATGGAAGAAGCACTTAAGGCAAAAAATAGCTTTGACATCACCAATCCAGCACATCTGCTTCAAGCAATCGAAATTCAAGCCAAGCTCAATATTGAGTTAAGTGAAAAAGTAGCGGTACTCGCACCTAAGGCTGAGGCACTGGAAACCATTGCTGATACTTCCAACACTTATTGCCTGCGTGAATGTGCAAAAACAATCGGCATTAAAGAATCTGAATTAATCCAGCTACTGATTAATAAGAAATGGATCTACCGTGATTCGGATCGCAAGCTCCAGCCACATGCCCAATATGTCTTAAACAAGGTTTTCACCAATCGTACGTCACCAGTAATTGTTAATCGCAATGATGGCAAAGAACGAGTGTTCCTGCATATGCGTGTCACTGCATTTGGCCTGACTCGTATCACTGGCTTGGTAAACAAAGTACGTAATACAAAGCAGGTGGCGGCATGAGCGTGGAAGTCAGAATTTCTAGTATAGATCGTGATAATAAAACGGTCATCGTTGAGGCATACAACGGTAACTCCAAAATATTCAGAAGCCCAATGAAATACAAGCAAGAAACCAAAAAGAACTTTGAGTCAATCTTAAAGAGAGAACTTAAGGCTTTTAGTTCTGCTGTCTGGGGGGGGGCGAGGGTTTCACATAGTTTATTTATTCAGGTTGGAGGGTGAGTAATGCATAAATATTTACACCATATTGGTGACTTCATGCGTGATACCGTGCATTTAACTGCTCTGGAAGAATGTTTTTACCGTCGAGCACTTGATTTCTATTACCTGAATGAAGGTCCTTTACCCAAAGAAACCCGGTCGGTTTTTCGTCGGTTACGTGCATTAACCGATGAGGAAAAGCAGGCAGTTTTAAATGTGTTGAATGATTTCTTTACGGAAGAAGATGATGGATTTCACAACAAGCGTTGTGACTCTGAAATTGAAGGTTATAAAGAAAATGTTCAGAAAAACCGTGAAAATGGGAAGAAAGGTGGTCGACCTCCTAAAAAAAAGGAAGATAGCAACCCAAATGAAAGCGATTCTGTTGATTCTGAAAACCCAGAAGAAACCCAGTCGGTTATTTTGGGTTGTGAAAATGAAACCCAAAAAAACCTTAACCATAAACCATTAACCAATAACCAATTTATAGATAGTAGTAGTAATACGCGCGAGCAAGATTTTCCTTTGCCACCAATTCAGTTTTCTCAATATCAACCTGAGGATCACAAACGCTATTCAGTTCTTGAATGCGTGAACGTGTATCCAATTCATTACGACTTCATTGAACTCGGAAAACAACGCAATCCTGAACTACCAGAACAGGATCTGATTTCCATGTTTACCAACTTCGGTGATTTCTTTTCAGCGAAGGCGGATAGCAAAAACACTCCAAGCCTATGGCTGGTGAAATGGTTTACCTGGATTCAAAACAACAAAGACGAAGTACGCCGTCAGCGTGAAGCTAAGTCTCAACCTCAAAAACCAAAATCTTTTTCAGGTGCAGCAAGCCGTACTCAAAACGAAGTCAGCGACTGGATGTCTGAAATTGGCAGCAATGATCAGCCAGCAATGCGTGATGTGCATGAAGTGGAGGGTGTGAAATATGCGTAATGAATTATCTCAACAACAAACTACTCACGCTGTACAGCAATTCAGTGAAACGGATGCACGTAAGCTGGTTGAAGACATGCTTCTGATGTATGGCAAGAAGTTCACGGATCAGTGGTCAGGTTTGAAAAAAAGCCAGGTGATTGAGAAGTTTGTCGAAAAGCTTTCTGAACTGACTTATGAGCAGTTCCTACGTGGTTTAAAACGTCTGGATACAGCTGAATGGCCACCATCGATTCCTGAGTTCAAAAACTGGTGCAAAGGTGTGTATGAATATCAGACTCCGGATGAAGCATGGTTACAGGCATTGAACTATGAGAAATCAAACCGTGTTTGTCGCATCAATCGTATTGCCCGGGAAGCATTCTATGCCGTGGTTGGTCCATATGGCAGCTTAAAGCCTACCGATACTGTGCATAACGTGTATTGCAGTGTGTATAAGCGACTGATCGCAGAAGCCAAAGAGCGTGGTGAGCCTGATGAGAAGCTGAAAGCGGTTAAACAGCTGTCTGAACCAAAGCAGCCTGATGAGATAGATCATCAACCTGTTCCAAACGAAGTAGCTCAGCAAGCGCTTGAAGAACTTAAAAAGCGCATGAATGTAAAAAACCGTCATGTGCCAGTACCACAGCGTCTACAGGTGAAGCCAACTCCAATAGTTGATCCATGGCCAGATCCTTTTGAAAATCCTGAGTCGTACTTGGAGAAGTGTGAAGTGGATGGGGTGAAGGTACCTAGGGTTATTCGTGAGCAGTTGGGAGGTGGAGTGTGAGCTACAAAGAAGACCATACGATAAGCATCAACACTCAAGAAAACGTTATTAAGTTTTCACGTAAGTTTGGGCGCGGTAACTGTGAGCATAAAAACATCCAGATCTCAGTGGAAGAAGACGAGGTTTTATGCACTGACTGCAATGTTCGCTTAAACCCGGTCTGGTGGATTCAGAAACATCTAGAGCATCTCAATCGGGCTACAGAAAGAAATAACAGCGTCCTGTCTGAAGCTCGTGAGATTTATAAAAAATTGGAAAAGAAAAATTCATTCATTTGCAAGCACTGCCATGAAGTTAATCGGATTGACTTTAAAAAATTACCAAGCCAAGCAGCAATCACACGCGGCATATCGGTAGTTGAACAGGATCATGCTGGTATGACTGTGGAGATTGAAAGATGAAAGACCAAAACAATAATAAAACCGTGGATTGGGTTGAAATTCTGGCAAAGCGCCAAGCCTACAACTACGGAATCAGAACACCAGAGACTCGTGAAGCATGCCGAATCTATATGGCTGATTTAAGAAAGCGCAAGAAGGAAGCGCAAGCAGCAGGAGCACAAGGATGAGCAGAAATAAAAAAATACGTGCTTGGCTTGAGATGGGAGTGGGTCGGACCAGTGCTCTAGCCAAGGTTTTAAATTGTTCACGGCAGTTTGTTAGCAAAGTCTCATTGATGGACAAAGGGATCTCGGAAAGCCAGTGGAATGCAATTAGTTATGGCATCTCAATTATTGAGCTGGATGAGAAAAGCAATCAGAAAAAGATAGAGCAAATCATCATTAAGGCGGCCCATTTAAGCCATAGCAAGGAACGTGAAATTAAGCACTTTGCTCAGATTGAATTGGATAAGTGGATTGAAGCACTAGGGAGAGCAGCATGAACACAAGAAAAATCAAATCGGCCCTCAATAAAAAAGGCATTCCTTTTATGAGAATTGATGTGCAGCGCGGTAATTCAGTATGCGAAACAGAGTGGTTCATCGAATTCACTGAAGGCACTATTTGCGATCTGATTGCTGCGTCAAATGGCGAGTTATCAAAGGATGATTTTCGTTACCCGGGTGGTGATGCGGAAAATGTTGCTGAATTTATCGAGATACTTCCGAGCCTAAAAGGAGTTTCAGCATGAACTTAATCGAAAAATTGGGATTGGAAAAGTGTAAGCAGATTGTGGATGGGGCGCCTGAGCATTCATACGCAGTAGTTCCTTGCGCAGATGGTGAAATGTATTTCGCCCAAAGAGAGGATGGTAAGTGGTTTCGATACAGTGAAGGCTATCAAAAGTGGCTTGAATATTGGGGTAAGTGCGATCCGATGGATGTGGCAATCAAACTGACCGATCTTAAATCTGCAATTGACCAGCACTATTACGGCCGAAGTGAAGCAGAAGAATTGGCTGCCTATGCGGAGCTGAGCCAGGAAAAAATTGAAGGTGGCGCAATGCTGGTCGGGGATTTCAGCAAGGTTCGAGGGCGAATTCAATCTGTGTTTGATGATGATGGGGCCGACTACGTGACCGACATCCGTAATCACATCAGCCCAACTACAGTGGTGATTGAGAGATGAGTGAATTTGAAAAGTGGTTTGAGGATCAAGACTTCTACACAAACATGCGATTCATCCATGGTGACAAGCTGTTTGATAAGGATGGTGGTGCTTATCGGGTGCTTCCGGTTCAGATGACTTATCTAGCTTGGCTGGTTGGTCGAGCCGCCATCCAAGAAATGGATGAAGTAATCAAACTCCAAGACACTGATCTGCGGAAGTATGAGAAGCAGATTGAAAGCCTGAAAGAGCAGCTGAATAACATGGAGGCTTGTTATATCGAGAAGAAGAAGGAGGTTGAGGACCAGCAGAAACGGATTGATGAAGCTTTAACCTGGCTAACAAGAACCGACATTAGACCAATTAATTGTGCGAGAGAAATTCTGCGAGGTGCCAATGACTAATCTCCGTATCACCGCAGCACAGGCACGAAAAGCCGGTATTGGACCTCGATTTGGTGTAACAACCAAGTCGGGGAAAAAGAAATCCAATCCAGATCCAATGCCAAAGATTCCGGCTCATCTGGTCGAAGGGAAAGGATTTGGTGTGATGAATGATGAATTGCTCTGGTGTGAAGTTTTAATCACACCTCCTTCGGTGAATCACTATTGGATTCGCGGAACCAACAAGACCAATCGATTAAGTAAGCGTGCAATCCACTTTATTGACGTTATGAAGCGTTTTATTGAGCCATTAGGGTATCAGGGTAGAGTTCGAGTAAAGATCGAATACGCGCCACCTGATGCGAAAATACGCGACATCGATAACATCGTAAAACCATGCTTTGACGCTTTGTCAAAAGGTGGATTGATTCTGGATGATTCCCAGGTGGATGAATTGCTTGTGAAGCGGTTGCCATCAGAAAAAGGCGGGAAGCTGATTATTCAAGTTGAAAAGTTAAGGGTTTAAGAGGGAATCGGGATGAATGCGATGGTGAAGACAGAAGTGATGGATTGGGGTCGTTTTAGTATTGAAGATTGGCTTAAGCAGTATGGGGCATACATCCAGATTTCACGTATGAAGTCAGGTCATGAACCGGACTCACTTGGGGTTAATCAGATCTACTGGCTGATTCTTGAAAATAATAAAGGGGTGGCGCCACGTAAGGATCAGGTCATTTGCCAGATTAATGATTTTGAGGCTGAACAAGTGCGGAAGTTGATTGTGGATTTTAATAAGTCGAGTTCGGTTTGTGCTTCGGCAAAGGTAGCGGTGCAGTTATTCATTGAGAAGAATGTGAGAGGGATGTCATTAAGCCAGATGGAGAAAGAATTTACCCTATCAAGAAGCTCGATAAACAACATGGTTTTTGCAGGGAGTTATTACTTAGCAGGCCATGACAAAAGACTTCGCTTAAAATGATTAAATAACTTGCGTTTAAATGCGAATATGCTATTTTATGTTATAGTGATCGAAGTGTACGTTAAAGCACTAGATTGATTTAAAAGCTCGCCAAATGGTGGGCTTTTTTATTGCCTGAAATAAACCTGAATAACTGGTGATCTTATGAAATAACGTCAGCCATTAGGTAATTCGGATTTGTGACGCTGTACATTCATTTGTTTAGCTATAAGCGCAAACGGTGGGATGCTGAAACCAGCCGTATAAATTGGTTTGAATCCAGTGCGATTTCGTCACGTACTGAGTGAGCCTCAGAGTAAATCATAAAATTGGGGAGTGACTCTCCCGACCTTAAAAGAATTGAAAGCCAAGAAGTTAGATTGATAGCTCATTTCGAGATGATGGGTTGGTGAGTAGCGGTAGATCAGTTGCCGAGCTGGTCAATATCGTAATCAAAGGCAAGGGTGTGGCAGATCACCACATCCTTTTTTAATGCGCCATTAGCTCAACTGGAAAGAGCATGGGTTTTCTACACCAATGGTTGTGGGTTCGAGTCCTACATGGCGTGCCAGATTCTAATTGTGGCGAATTCGCCCTAATTAAAACTAAAGCTTAACTCCGGTATAAGCTCCGGTGTAAGGAGATCCACATGCTCCAATTCCTAAAACGATTATTCTGCTTTCATCACTACGATTACGAGTCTGACATATTTGTTCAGGTCGAGTGTAGAAAGTGCGGAAAGCATCGAAACAATTACACGAATTAAGTAAACCAATTAAAGAACATAGGCCTGTCATTAATTTGATGGGCTTTTTTATTATCAAAAAAAGTGAGTGGAAAATGAATAAGTTTCAGAAAGGTAATGCAGACAATGTGCTGATTGGAATGATTGCTGCTTTTGTCATTGTGATCTTCCTGTTTTTCTTGTTTGCATGGCCGCAATACAAAGTTTGGCAACAAGGCATGTCTGGTCAGGCGAGGCTCGCGGAAGCCCAGCAGTCCAAGCAAATTGCTATAGAGACTGCAAAATCAGAACTGGAAAGTGCAAAGCTGCGTGCCGAAGCAATCAAGGTTATGGGTAAGGCCGCTCAAGAATATCCAGAGTACCGTCAGCAAGAGTTTATTGGAGCATTTGGTGAGGCATTGCGTGAAGGCAATATTAGTCAGATCGTCTACGTGCCAACTGAAGCGAATATTCCGGTTCTAGAGGCCGGCAAGCGTCCGACTATTGAATAAAAATTTCCACTTCGCCGGACGTATTACGGCAATCAAAGCCCCTCGCATTCTAGATGTTGAGGGGTTTTTCTTTTTATTAAAATATTTTGTTACATTAAATGAACGCCTAGCTTAGTATTTGTTATTCATTAATTTTATTTTTTTTAATGTTAATATATTATTATAAAACAATAACATAGTAAAATATTGCTATTGAGAGTTAGTGCTTTAGTAGTCATCATGAACTAAATACGAAATAGTTATTTAGAGACTTTTTATCATGAAACCACCCAAAAGTGTGTATAGTTACACAATGAACAGCAAAGATATTATTAAGCGTCTAGAGCAGGAAGGCTGGTATAAGGTTGGCGGTAAGGGCGACCATGAAAAGTACAAGCATCCTGAAAAGTCCGGGCATGTTGTGGTGCCACATCCACGTAAAGATATGCCGATAGGAACTCTACGCAATATATATAAACAGGCTGGTTGGGAATGGAGGTAAAAATGTTATATCCAGTATATGTTCATAAAGATGAAGATACTGCATACGGTTTAACTTTCCCTGACTTTGAAGGGTGTTTCAGTGCTGCTGATGAAATGCAAGACATCCAGCGCATGGCGCAGGAAGCGGTTGAAGTTCACTTTGATGGTGAAGATATTCCGTTACCTACACCGTCAAGCCCGGAACAATGGTTAAGTGATGAGAGATTTGAAGGTGGTTTTTGGTTGTTAGTTGATATTGATACAGCAAAGGTAAATACCAAGTCTGTTCGTATTAATATCAGCATGCCAGAAGCTTTAGTGAAACGTATTGATGCTATGGCTAAAAAACAACATTTAAGCCGTTCGGCATTTTTAGCCAAAAGCGCGGAAATGGCATTGCATCAGTAAAATAAACAATATGACAGACCCAGCCTGAGTGCTGGGTTTTTTATTGTGGGGTACCCATGACAGACAAAGTACAAGCTAAACAAGACTTAGAATTTTGCAGTGCTGAGCTGTCTAAGTATCAGAACCTCAGTCGATCTGGATTGACGCTTAATGAGCTGCATGCAATTGACGGCATCATGATTAAGCTGAAAGAGCGTATTAAGAATTTGCGGTTCGCTTTATATGGATCCTAAGCACTATAAAAAATTAACTGATAAAGACCCAATCAAAAATAAACCTCGCAACAGACCATTACCTAAAACCAGTGAGAAATACTTAGAAGCATTCGATCGGCTCAAAGAGATCCTTGATCGGATGGAAATCAAATATGAAGAATATTTTCATTTCAAAACTACTAAGCACTGGCGTTTCGATTTGCACCTGGTTGGTTATCTCACATTGATTGAAATAGCGGGTGGTCCGTGGTCTGGTGGCCGTAAGGGTAAGCTGGCGACTAAAGCCTGGAGCATTGATCGTTATGACCATGCTGAAGCAATGGGATATCGGTATATACGCTTCGAAGTATCAGATATCTCATCATCCAACAGGGCCATACAGCGGCTTAGAAATTTAAGGGCATCACATGGAACAGTTCAGACCATTCCCGCCGTCGACTTTGATTGATCAAGCCGAGGAAGAAGAAGCCATTCGCTTGGCACCGGCACCAGAGCTTAAAGAATGGGTCGTAAAGAATTGGCTTACTTTAGGTGGTGAATTGCACAACCCAGATCATGATCATATTGCTGAACTACTTCACGACAATGATGAGTTCCTTGCATTCGCCTGGGCTTCATCTGCCGCCGTAGCTAAAAAACGTATGGTATTGGGTCAATGTGAAAAAGTAATGTTCAACCAAGGTGGCTGGAAGAAAGCACGCCAAGAACAACAGATGCGGGATTGGTTTGGTTTTGTGCCGCAATATCTGATTACCATTGATGCTACTTATTGTGAACAGGCTACAGATAGAGACTTCTGCAGGCTGATTGAACATGAGCTTTATCACATCGGTGTAGAGCGTGATGAAGATGGCGAAATCATTTATAGCGACATGACTGGGCTGCCTAAGCATTACTTGGCTGGCCACGATGTCGAAGTGTTCTTTGGTGAGACTAAACGGTGGGGAGCTGATGACTCAGTGAAACGTCTCGTTGAAATTGCCAAGAATGCGCCGTTTGTATCTGAAACAAGTATTGCTGCGTGTTGTGGGAACTGTGTCATCGGTTAAATTTTTTTGCCTACTTTGCATGACGTAGCATGACAAAAGGGGGATTTATGGCAGCACTTAAAGAGCCTGTAAAAATATTTATTGTTCAAGCTCTTGCATGCCGTGATACCCCTCAAGAAGTTGCGGAGTTGGTCAAGCAAGAGTTCAACATCGAAATCGATCGCCGTCAGTGTGAAAACTATGATCCGACTAAATACGCGGGTCGCAATCTCGGGAAAAAACTTGCAGATCTATTCAACCAGACTCGTAAGAAATTTGATGAAGGTTTGATAGATATTCCAATTGCCAGTAAGTATTACCGGCTTAAGCAATATCAGAAGCAACTTGAAAAAACCAAGAATGCAAAATTAGCTCTTAAGATTCTTGAACAGGCTGCTAAAGATGTAGGTGGCCAATTCACTAACCGACAAGAGATTACTGGTAAGGACGGTGAAGCATTACAGACCACCGTTGTTCATGCTACTCAAGAGCAGGTTGAAGCTGCAGTAAAGAAGGCCCAAGAGGAATACTAAATGGATCTGCAAACACAGGTTGAAAAAAAGCTGTGTGAAGATGAGCATTTATATTTCACCCGGCGATTCTTCAAGCCCCGAATGGGCTTTAAATTTACGGTGAACTGGCACCACGTTTATATCTCTTGGATCATTGACCAAGTCATTGCAGGTGAGATTGCAAACGTCGTCATCAACGTTCCACCAGGAGCCGGCAAGACTGAACTTACAACCAATTTGATTCCGCGTGGTTTAGCCCTAAATGCACGTTCACGATTTCTGTATCTATCCTTCTCCCAGTCACTGGTTGAGGGCGTATCAGACACGGCACGTGACATTGTGAAGTCGAAAGACTATCGATTGATGTGGGATTTAACGGTCTCCAATAGTACTGACTCCAAGAAAGAATGGAAGATTACGGTTGAGGACTATGATGTTGGCCATGTGTATGTTGCCTCCATGGGTGGACAGGTAACAGGACGGCGAGCAGGGACATTGGCAGATGATGGCTTTACAGGTTGTATCATCATTGATGACCCGTTAAAGCCAGAAGATGCTTTCAGTAAGATCAAACGAGATGCTGCCAATCGTAAGTTACTTAATACGGTGAACTCACGTAAAGCCAAGTCTGATACACCCATCATCATGATCATGCAGCGCCTGCATACTGAGGATCCAACCAACTTTGTCATGACAGGTAATTTACCTGGTGAATGGACTCAAATATCTATTCCGGCATTAATTGATGATAAGTACATTGCAACCTTGCCAAAGCATATTCAAAAGCTGGTACCGCGAGATGCTGAGCGTGATGAGCAAGGCCGCCAAAGTTACTGGCCAAAGAAAGAATCGCTTCAATCCTTATTACAACTTGAAAAGGGTGGCAAGGATAAAGAAGGTGCCACGGTATCCCGTTATACATTCTCTAGTCAGTACATGCAGCAGCCTAAGAAATTAGGCGGTGACCTGATTAAGTCTGAATGGTTTGGATTCTATAAAGATATTCCAGAACTTCAGTGGCGTGCTGTCCTTGTTGATACCGCTCAAAAGACCAAAGAGCACAATGACTATTCCGTATTCCTACTTGTAGGCATGGGGATTGACAGCAAGCTGTACTTGCTAGATCTCTTGCGCGGTAAATGGGAAGCACCAGAATTGAATCGTCAGGCTAAAGCATTTCTGGATAAGCACAAGGAATACACCTGGCACACCAAGCCTATTCGCTACATGAAAGTAGAGGATAAAGCGTCAGGTACTCAATTGATCCAAACACTCGGCACTTACTCTGGTGTCGCTGTGATTCCAGTCCAACGTAATACAGACAAGCTATCCCGTTTCATGGATGTGCAGGTCCATCTCGAAGCAAACTATAGGGATAAACCGGAAGATCGTTTTGTGATGGTACCTAAAGATGCTCATTGGGTCGGTGAATTCTTTGAAGAATGTGAAGCATTCAATGCGGCATTTACCCATGATCATGATGACCAAGTAGATACGCTGATTGATGCGATTGAAGACGCAGTAATTGCGATTAATTACAGCCCTCCGGCTGCATAAGGTTGAGTTATGTCTAAGAAAAGGAAAAAGCCTGAGAATGCAAAACCTGAAGCTGGTGCACTGTATTCTCATGAAGCTGAACAGGCTTTAATCAGTTATCTGACCAAGATGCCAGACGGCGATGAAGTGCTAAGAAAAGCAGGGGTCACCCGTCCACGTTTAAAAGTCATGATGTATGACGATGAGATTTATCAGGCCATTGAAAAACGCCAGGATAAACTTGAGAGTGCATCATGGCGTGTAGAGCCGATGGACCGACCGGAATCTAAAATCATTATGGAGCATTTACGTGAGTGGTGGTCTGAGATTCTCTTGGGTGCGCAGAATGCTCGCTGGTACGGATATTCTGTATTAGAGGCAATCTATACCAAGCCTGAGGAACCGAGCCTACATATTGATGGCAATACCATTACGCCGTTTATTGGTTTTAAGTGGATTGGTGAAAAGCCAATGCAATGGTATGAGCCTAAGAATGATGGTCGTCTGATGCTGCTGGCCAACTACAACACGACTCGACAGGATCAGGAAGTAGACCAGCGCTTCAAACACTTTTTAACACGTTGTAAATCTACTTATGAGAATCCATTAGGTGAGGCTCTTTTAAGTCGACTGTACTGGGTCTGGTTCTTCAAAACGTCTGGCTTTAAGTTCTGGGCCAAGTTCGTTGAAAAGTTTGGCTTACCAATGCTGGTTGGTAAAACCGCCGGCAAGACGACAGATATGCGTGATGCACTACTTAGAGCGCATGCCAGTTCGGTAATTGCTTTAAGCGGTACAGATTCGGTAGAGATCCAGACAGCCAATACCAATGGCAACGCATCACAGACATTCGAAACTTTTGACAAGAACCTTGAGCGCCGTATTCAAAAGGTGATTCTGGGTCAGACTTTAACCAGTGGTACAGATGGTGCGGGCTCTCGTGCTTTGGGTGATGTGCATCTTGAAGTGCAAAACTCAAAGTATAAAGCCGATGTACGAATGATCATGCCGACGATTCAAGCCATTATTAACGCATTATGTGATCTCAATGGTTGGGAACGTCATCGGGTCATCATTGGTGAAGAGAAATCACTAGAAGAGCCTAAAGCGGATCGTGATGTGAAGCTTAAAAATGCTGGTGCGGTTTTAACGCCGCAATACTTCAAACGTGAATATGGTCTGGAAGATGGTGATGTGATTGAACAGCCTCAAACTGGCTTCAATCAATTCACTGCACTACCTCGCCAGGCATTCAACTTCAAGGCGACAGCAAACAAGCTTTCGCCAGAACAGCAAGAAGTTGAAGAACTAACTGATGGGCAGGATGATTTAACGCTGCTGAATGATGCTGAAATCAAACAATTGATTGGTACGTCAGACAGTCCTGAAGCGTTGGTGTTCAATCTTATGCAGCTCATTCCGAATGCTACTAAAACCGAGTTTTCCGCTAGGTTAGATCAGGCTTTGTATGCTGCGGACATTTTAGGGTACATGGCTGCGAGTGGTGGCAAGTGATGGAAGATATTCAGGCGTTATATGATGAGTTTGAAGAGTTTTGCACCAAATATTGTGGACTGGCTTTCGATGAATCTTCAATATATCGGCGTAAGAAATTAGGCCATTACTTTGATGTTCGTGATGAATATTTCAAGCTTTGGCTGAATGCAAAGCATGTTTATAGCAAGGATGCCGACAATGCAACCAGTCACATTTCTTGAAGCATTACGCTATGCACAGCAACGCAAGATTGTATTGCCCGATGAGTTCTACTCAATGGATCTAAAGACTCGGCAGATGGCAACCACGGTTAGCTTTCTATCGAGTCTTGAGCAGATCGAGACGGTCATCAAAGCAGTGAATAAATCCATTGCCGACGGTGGGACATTTAAAGATTTTCAGAAACTCATTAAAGAATCTGAAATCATTTTGCCAAAGCACTACCTGGACAATGTATTTCGTACGAACATCCAAAGTGCTTACGGTCATGGTCGATGGATCCAGCAGCAACGGAACAAGAAACGCCGTCCTTATCTAATGTACTCAGCTATCGATGATAGTCGGGTGCGTCCCAGTCATTTAGCTTTGAACCGGATTGTTCGTCACATTGATGATCCATTCTGGCTAACACATTACCCGCCAATTTCTTTCCGTTGCCGTTGTACCGTGATTGCCTTAACCGAGAAACAGGCATTGAAATACGGCATTACACCTGATGATCAGTTGCCTGAAATTGCCGAGGCTTTGGACTGGAGTTCTCATCCATTACAGTTTGGTGAACTTGAATCGCTGGTGGATAAAAAGATCAGTGCTTCGAGTTTAGATAAGGAATATCTCCTGGAGCAGAAAGAAGTTATTAAGGCTGAATGGACGGCGAGTAAAAAGCTCACCAGCCTATTTACTCCGATGGATGATAAGACTCGGGACTTATTCGATACTGTGGCCAATACAGTAATACCACTTGATCCAAGCATTCGACCAAGTGCGATTCGCACCTTCTTGGACTATGTGCAGGGAAATGATGCCGCACTGACTGGCTATTTAAACTCTGCTACAGGCTCACTAGCTGATGATGTACTTAAGCGCTGGCTGAGTACTGATCTGGCAGCTATTCAAGCTGTGGCGAGCAATGCGGCTTCAACCGTGGTGGGTGCTGCGACACTTAATCAAGTAGCGGCTTATCAGGTTGGGCAGACAGCTCAGCTTAATGCGCCGTTGCTGATGGCTGATACAGCTTCAGATATCGTGATTAAGATTGAGAATGCTAAAGGCTTGGGTGTTGATCTGGATATGTTGAATGCTGGTAACGGCGTTTTAATACCGATGGGATTGTCATTTGAGGTTGTTTCGATTGAAGCGGTTGAAGGGCAGATGGTTTATACGATCAGACCACTAGTTAATTAATCTTTTAATTAACTAATCTGCTATAGGACAATGTTTAAGCTACATTTTTTATACAACGAATGGAATATTTAAATATTGGATTAGGGGCAAAGTAGACTTATAAAATCTGTACAGCTTAGTCACTTGGTTGGGATATGGTTTGTTTTGCAATTGAGATCGAAATACCTGCAGATAAGTGCCCTAAAATAAGAGGCCGAAAGCGTTTAATAAGAGAAGGAAAGGCAAGGGTTCTTTTGTCAAATAATACTTCTACAAGGAGAGCGCTTACGGGATTTACAAGGTATGGGGTATCTAGCGGAAGGAATGCAATAGTCTTAACTCCATATGAGTTCAAAGATCGTGAGAACCAGATAACAAACTTTCTAAATAAGAGGTTTGATAGTGAATGGAAACTTAAGCTGATACCTATAAAGAATACTTGAACTATTTACCCACCTCGGTGGGTTTATTTGTAGCTATTTTACGCCGTCCGAAAGGGCGGTTTTTTTATGGAGCATGAGAAATGCCAAAAGAAGAGGAACATAAGCCGAATCAGTATTGCTTCCAGGTCGGTAACTTAAATGTCGATCAAGCTGAAGATGGCAAGAAGAAGCGGACTTTCTCCGGTGTTGCATACAGTGGTGAAGTTATTACCGATCATTGGTATTGGGATCGAATCATCTTTGATCTTGATTCTATGCAAATTAAAGGCCGAATCCCTGCGTTACTGGATCACTCAACCCGGCAACGTGCTGGAGCCATCAATAGCCACAGCATTGATCACCAGAACGGCCTAACAGTTTCAGGCGATCTAATGAGTAATGAATTTGGTACTCAGGTTGCTCAGGACTCTGACGATGGCTTTCCATGGCAGATGTCAGTGCGAATTGAACCCTCTGCAGTCGAAGAAATCCAAGCGGGTGCATCAGTCACTGTAAATGGAAAAGTGCATCAAGGGCCTATCACGGTTTTCCGTGGTGGTCGTATTCGTGAGGTGTCTTTCTGTGCTTTGGGTGCGGATGACAATACAAACGCAGTGGCAGCGAGTCACTCTCCAAAACAATTTAATCAACCAGAGGACACCGACGTGACCGAATTAGAACAGGCGCAAGCCAAAATCAGAGAATTGGAAGGTCAGGTCTCCACCTTGACTGAACAAAACAAACAGTTTGCAACAGATAAGCGTAATTCTGAAATTGACGCTTTGGCCAAAGCTCTAAACAAAGAGTTTAGCGCTGAAGAAAAAACAAAGTTTGCAGCCATGCCAGATGATGCATTTGAACTGATGGCAGGAACACTCAAACAGTTTGCAGCAGGCAGTCAACAAACACCAGCTGAACAACAACAGCAAACACAAACACCAAGTGTAAATCCGGCATTTACTCACTTGTTCACTCATCAAGCCAATCCGGGGCAAGGTGGTCAAGCTCCACAAGGCTCGGCTTTAGATCAGGCATTTAATCAGTTTGTAGCAGCACAGCAACAAGGAGCTAAATCATGAGCCAAGTCGTAACAGGAACTATTGAAAATAAACAGCTAGTGGTCGGTGACGGCGTACGTACAGAAAATGCCAAAGTAAAAACTGCTACAGCATATAAGCGCGGCGATTTACTTAACGTGAGTGCCGATAACGTTGCTGATCATCCTGTTGTCACTGAAGGTGTAGTAGGTGAATGGAATGCAATTGCTGTTTCAGATTTCACCGCAGCGCAATCTACTTACCATGCGGCTAATAATCTTGAAATGCCGATCTACGTGCAAGGCCCATTTGATATTGCAGTAGTTACAGTGAATGGAACACCTCTGACTACTGCTCAATATGATGCAGTACGTGCACAAGCATTAAAAAACAAAATCGAACTTCGTAAAGTTGTGGGGAACTAAGACATGAGTCAAACTTTTACATTTCAAAATGCACCAGTGGAATTACTGGATGTGCCACAGCTGGTATTACTGACTGATACCACTCAAAAGGTAGATACCTGGCTGATGGACCGCTTTTTCCCTCAGCGTGTTTCCTACACTAAAAAAGAAGTTCCAGTAGGTGAGCTAAATACAGCGACTCCACTTGCGCCGTTTGTTACTCCGACTGCAGCTGGACGTCAGATTAAAGTAGGTGAATCTGGTAACGTGAAATTCGTTAAGCCAGCTTATCTGAAACCAATGATGACAGTCATGCCAAGTGAAGTGCAAAACACTGCTCTGATCGCACGCTTACGTCAGTTTGGTGTGATTGCGACTGGCTCAAATCGCTTGTCTGATGCAGATCTACTACTGATTGATCAGGCTCAAAAAGCATTGTATCTGCGTCAGTCTATCGAAAACCGAAAGCTATTAATTGCTCGTGATGTGCTTCTCTACGGTAAAACCACTTTTGCTTCTGCAGACTTCCCGATGTATGAAGTAGATTATGAACGTAATGCAGCATGTAACTTTACGCCGTTGATCAAATGGGGCCAAGCGGGTGCTACTCCAGTCAAAGATATTCAAGCGATGATTGATCTTTCTGTTGAGCATGCTGGTACATCACCAATCATGGCCTTAACTACGTCAAAAGTGTATAACACGCTGATTAAAGATCCTGAGTTTAAGGAAAAGTTCATTGCTCCATATGCGGGTGTGAGTGTTCCACTTACTCCAACCTTTGATCAATCTGATAAACCCCAATTCCGCGGTACCATCGATAACCTAGAAATCTGGACCTATGATGCTAAACACAGCATGAATGGAAGTGTTGAGCGTTTCATTCCAGAAGATTTCTTTGGGCTGGTTTCTGATGCTAATGGTTGGATTGCTCACTGTGCATTGCAAAACGTTGAAGCATTTGGCCAAGCTCTAGAATTCTATTTAAGCCAATGGCAGGAAAAGAACCCTTCAAGCATTCAATTATTAGCTGAATCATCTCCACTTGCTGTTCCTAATAACAAGAACGGTTTAGTCGGTGGACGTGGATTTGTATAAGGAGATCAAAATGCCAAAGTACATTGCAAAACAATCGATCGGACACTTCCGTCCAGGTCAGGAAATTGAGGGGCTTGAAGCTAAACAACTTCAAGCCCTTTTAGCATCTGGGGCTATTGAAGAATATCAAGAGCCGGAAGAACCTAAGGCAGATGGTACCGCTGCACGTTTAGCTAAACTTGAAAAAGCCAATACTGAGCTGACAGCAGCCAATGAAGCCTTAACCAAAGCCAATCAGACAGCAACTGTCGACAAGGCTAAAGCTGAGCAAGAAATTGCTGAGCTCAAAGCCAAGGTGGCTGAACTGGAAAAGGCGAAGCCTGCTGCAAAACCTAAAGCAGACTCAAAACCTGCCGACGAAAACAAGTAGGTGATCTATGTATGCGACTGAAGCAGATTTGGTCGCACGATTTGGTGATGAGATTGAAAATCTGAAAGCGATGCTTCCTTCTCAGTCCTCGGTAACTGATGCAATTCAGGATGCAACAGAGGAGATTAACGGTCATATCGGTGGTCGTTATCCTTTGCCGCTACCCAATGTGCCCAGTAATTTAAAGCGTATGGCGTGTGACATCGCACGCTATCGTCTTTACTTCCAGCAGCCCATCGAGGAGGCTCGGAAGCGTTATGAGGATGCAATCGCATTCTTAAAACGCGTTGCTGACAACAAAGCGCATTTGCAAATCCAATTGCCTGAAACAAACCAGATCGTGGATGACCATCCCAAAGGACGACCTTCGACGGCGCCAGTCGGTACTTCTTATACCGGTGGCGTATTTGGAGATTCTATCCTGGATCAAATGCCAAGCATGAAGTGAGGTGTTTATGGCTTTCGCAATAACCATTCAAGCTGATAGCTCACCTATCGAAGCAATCCTTGCTCGCTTAAACCAGTTCGATGCCGATAAGTCAAAGATGTTTAACGACATTGGCGATGCCATGCTTTATGCGACAAGAAAGCGATTTCAATATCAACATGATATTGACGGTAATCCATGGAAGGTTTCATGGCGTGCTCGCTTGCAAGGCGGGGAGACAGGGCGTAATGATGGACATTTACTCAATGGTATGAGCTACAACGTTCTGATCAATGGCGTAGAGTGGGGTGCTAATCAAACCTATGCGCATGTTTTTCATTATGGTGCTCATATCACCCCTAAGAACGGTCAATACATTACGTTTGCGGTGGCAGGGCAATATCGAAAAGTAAAAGAGGTGAACATTCCATCCCGTACTTTTCTTGGTATTAATTCTGAAGATGAGGCGAAAGTCTTAGACATTGTCGGGAGTTTTATAGATGACATTCTTCGCAGTACGTGACGAGATTGCAGAAAAACTGAAAGAGATTCCAGAATTTCTAAAGATCTATACGCCGTTGAATTCAGTCGGTGTGACAGAGATGTCGCAGGTCACGCCGTCAGCACACGTCAATTTTGTCCGTATAGACAAAAAAGCCAGTGCAGGTCGTGGAAGTGTTAATCAGATTGGTCAGCAATGGGCGGTCACGGTGGCATGTCGCAATGCTCAATCTCAAATGACCGATGGACGTGCTGTAAGTGATGAAGCGGGGCTTTTGGCTGAGAAGGTGATTGAGTTGCTTCCCGGCTGGCAACCACAAGCATCGCGTACGGCGCTGGAATTTATTTCAGTTCGAGATGGCTACAGTCCTGGCTTTGCATACATCACGATTATTTTTGAATCACAAAAATTCATTTAGGAGCCAGTCATGGCAAAACAATATAAGGCAACTCAGCCTGTCGGCCGCTTTCAAAAAGGCGATGTGGTCGGTGGGCTGAGTGATGCACAAATCAAAAAATTACTGGCAGATGGTGTCATTCAGGAACTACCTGAACCTAAAGCTGCTCCAGCCAAGAAAACTACAGGGGATGAAAAGTAATGGCTAAAGAATATATTTCGCTGCAAGGTAAGTTTTACCTGTCAGAACTTGTGAATGGTGTTGCTGGTGCAATGCGTCACCTGGGTAACGTGCCAGACTTTGAATTGGAAATTGGTGCTGATGTCGTTGAACATAAAGAATCAACAACTGGTCAGCGCACTACTGACTTCACCATGATCAATGCAACGTCGGTGAATTTCACGGGAACGTTGGAAGAAACTGATCCAGAAAACCTTCAATACATCCTGTCTGGTATGAATCACGCCGTAGCGACCACTACAGCGACAGATGTATCACTGGGTACTGTGGTGGCTGGTAAAGAAATCAAACTGGATGGCTATAACCTGAAAACGGTTTCATTCAAGGATTCAACAACTGGTACAGCTAAAACAGTTGATCCAGAGAATTACACACTGGATGCAGTGTTTGGTACTGTGGTTTTCCATGATGTATCAGATCTGACCATGCCGATCTTAGCCACTTACACCACTGGTGCAGTGACTAATACCACATTGGCATCTGACTTTGAAAAAGAGTACGAGCTCTTCTTTAAAGGTATCAATACAGCAAATGGTAAGCACATGGCTGTACGTTTATGGCGTACCAAGAAGTCACCAGAAACTACTTTCCCGCTGATTCATGAAGAACTTGGTCAGTATGAAATCTCTGGTCAGGCTTTATCTGATGTAACGAAGCAAGCAGATCCAGCATTGGGCTTATATGGCCATGTTGTGACGATTCCGGCAGCGGAATAACCTCATACAGGCACAAAGTATCTCCACAGGATGCGAAGGCATCTTTTTTTGTGCCTGTTTTAAAAACTTTTGTCGTTGATTTGGATAAACGGTTTATGGATGAGGCGTATAAGAGGATGAGTAAGCAATCAGTGTGAGTTGGTTTCTTACTAAACGACATTCTGTGTCATATATTTTTTCTAATCTATTGAACAAAAATGTAAAGATGTTAAATTACAGCCAATGCTAATATAGCATTAGTGATAATTTTTATAGGCAACTTAGAGGGAGGTGGTTATGTCAGATAAGCTTGTCATTGCACTCCGTTTGCCGGATAAAAAACCATCCGATTTAAAGTTTGGCGAAATGGCTGAACTATTTAAGCAGTTTGCTAATTTGCTAAAAGGATCTAAGGATAATTTCGGTTATCTACAGGAAGGATCTATTTATGTTGGAAGCCCACCACTAGATTCTGAAGAATACAAAGTCGCCATAGATCAAATTTTACACTCAGATGGTGGGGATTTAGATCAATATTTGAGTAAACATCTGGATTGGGGTAATGCCCAAATCGGCGTGCATCGCGAAGGCGAGAGCCCAAAACAGATGAAAGTGTTACGATCTATAGGAAATGTGATTAAACCTAAAAAGTTTAAACAAAATGACACCCTTAGAGGCAGAGTAAACCGAATTAATACCAGTTCGGAAAGCCATTCTGTTGGTATAACCTTTATAAATGGATTTAAAATAAGCGCTAAAATTGCATTAGATGATGTAAACACACTTAAAACATATTTAGGAACAAATACGCTAATTGATTTCTCTGGTGTTGCTACATACAGCTATGGTGAAGCTTATGAGCTTTATCTAGAGGATTTCAAATTAAACAGCTATGAGGCCCTAGAAGAAGATTCAATCGAAAAATGGATTTCTGACTTTGTTGGGTTTGGTAGGAGCGGCTGGCAAGATTTGGATGATCCATATAAGACACTGGAAGACGAACGCTTGCCATGATAATTACTATTGATGCCAATATATTAGTAGCTTTTTTTGATGATAATGCTTTCGATAAAGGTTTTATCCAGTTCTGCAAAGTAAATAATGTGCAGCAAGTAATAATTCCAGCGCCTGCAATGTCTGAATTCTTATCTCGAGATAGCGCTGAAAGATTCCAATTTATTCAAAGTAAAAAAAGAATTGCCTCAATTGTTAGTTTCGATGAAAAAGCCGCTTATATTACTGCTGGTATGGCTGAAGATTATTATAAAAACAAATTAGAGATACCCAAGCAGAAAGTTAAAGTTGATCTCCAAATCCTTGGCATTGCAATAGCCAATAAATCAAATTTCATTTTGACTAGAGATAATGATTTTAAGAGTTATATAGATCATCTAAAGTTAAGAATAGGGATAAAGACTATTTCGGATTTACAGATTATTGACGATTTATTCGAATGAGCTAATCAATCAAACCACTCTTCGGAGTGGTTTTTTTGTGCTGGACTTAGTATCTTGTTTGTTGATAATTTTAAAAATCACGGAATTATAATGGCAAACTTAACTATACATGCTGGTGACTTCACAAAGGGTAAGGGCTCAATCACTATATTGGGTGGGGTCTTTACAATTTCTGCAGCATGGGCGGCAGGGGATGGTTTTTCTGGTAATGTTCAGTCATTTTCCAGTATCGAAATTGAAGAGATAACTGTAGCAACTGAAGAAAATGTAAAAAGAATAGGTGGTACAGTCGGGTGGGGGGTTGCTGGTGCAGCACTGCTAGGCCCAGTTGGTTTACTTGCAGGCTTGTTGCTTGGTGGTAAAGGTAAAGATGTCACATTCATCTTGAAGTTTAAAGATGGGCGAAAAATGCTAGCCACCACTGATAGTAAAACGTTTACTAAGTTAGCAGCCATGGCATTCTAATAAATAATCAGATTAAAAAAAGCACCTCCGGGTGCTTTTTTAATGCATAAAATTTATCTCGAGACCCCATCATGAATGATTTTTTCCTAGCAACAAACCGAAGTATCAAGCTTAAAGATATCGAAGTTCGCCAGATCCAGATGAAAGACTTTGACCAATGGCTAAAGCATGCTGAAGTGCTGAAAAACTTCATCAAAGATAAAGATCATTCAGATGAGATTTTGACAGCTCTATTTAAAGCCAATGGCGTACAAGTCATTTCAACTATTGCCTGTGTGACTAACCTGAAACAGAAAGCTATTTTTGATCTGGCTGCCGATGAGCAAGCCTTCAAGGAGTTACTTAAAGCTGTACTTCTAGTCAATCAAGCTTACTTCAAATACGAAAAGCCTAAACGTGGCATTAAAAAGAAAGATGACTCCACCTGGTTTGATTCATTCCAGTTTCTGGTATCAATGGGCCATCAACATAGTGAAATCATGGAAATGACCTACGGCGCATTCCAAAACTACGTTAAGGCAGCAAATAGGCTATATAAGCAGGGAATCTTCAATAACGCCGTAGCTGTACGTATAGCTCAGTCTGACAAGAAAGGCTTTGAATCATTTAAGAAAGAAATGGTTTCTGATTGATCAGCTATCTTCCTAAAGTTATGATGTGAAAATAATAATTTAGGGGATATGAATATGAAGCGGTTGTATATCTTATTGGGGGTATTTGCATTATTACTTTTCATTGCTTTGCCTTTTTTAGCAAATGATGATTCAAATTCTCAAGCTGAACCAACCCAAGCCCTAGTAAAAACTGTAGCTAGCAGCCAATCTGAGCAGTCAAAAAGAATTCAAGTACAAACAGATTCACGTATTGCATTAAAGAACTTTCTAAAAAACTCGGAGAGCGCCGAATTAAGAAACCATAATGGTAACTGTGGTGAAGTTAATAGCAAAAATAGTTTTGGTGGATACACAGGCTTTAAACGCTTTATTGCAAGCCCAACAATAGTTGCCGTTGAAGGTGAGAACATGGATTCAGATGAGTTTCAGAAAGCTTGGAATCAGGTTTGCAAATGATGATTCACGAGCAATCAAAAATAGAAGCAAGTAACCATAAAGCATGGTTTCAGTCTACTTTTAATGCCAATGAGGTTGAACAATTGCACAATATTGGGATCGAGTGCAATGCCGATAAGAAATTCTACAAATACGAGATTCTTGATATTTTTGGACATTTAAAAAATAGGAAATTAAAAAAATGTGAGGCATTGCATCAAAAATTCATTGAACGATATATATCATTAGTTCCGCCATTTCTGAGAAATCAGATAGATGTCGAATTAATAAGGGGCGATGATTATTATGCCGCATGGTTTTTTAATAGACATTGCTTTTTTGAAGACTATAAGCGAGCGAAGAATAAGCCAGCATGGGCTGGCGCGCATAAACTGTTGTGGTCACCCGTCATAGACGATCTCACACCAGATGAATGTAAGCGTTATAGCAACAAGATTTTTAATATAGATGATGATTTTTTGGAGCAAGCGGTATTGCACTGGGAGAAACCCAAACATGGATGTCGGTGTGCATTACTGGTATTAAGAGAGTCTTCGTTTAAGAGGGAACTCGAATTGGGGAGATGTGAAATGTGGACAAAAAAAGCACCTTAGGGTGCTTGCTTAATACCTAACTTATACCCGCTTCGGCGGGTTTTTTATTGCATAAAAATTTAGAGGTCAGCATGTCTGGTAAAAATTTAACATTCAAATTAATCATGGATGCCGACACTAAAGGCTTTGTTGGCAATATTAAGCAATCGGAAGATGCAGCTAAATCAGTATTTAATGCAATAAAACAAGAGTCAGAACGGTTAAAACAAGCAACCACTGATGCTTCGAAAGAAATGGGGAATATTATCCCTAAAGGCACCAGTGAATTAGCAGACAAGCTTTCCCAGTCACTAAATGCTGCTACAGGCATTATTAAAGATGCTGGTGATAACGCAAAATCTGCAGCAGGGAATTTTACGGATTTTGGTAATAGAGCTGAGAAGGCATTAAGCCAGCTTAAAGGTGATCTAGCCCAAGCCAAGCAGAATCTTGAAGCATTTTCAAAAACTAAAGCTTCACCTGCAGATATTGAAAAAGCGCAGGTTCAGGTTGATCAACTTGAAAAAGAAGTACAGCAAACAGATCAGGCTTTTAGTGGATTTCAGGCAGAAGTAGGCAAAGCCAACAACAGCTTAAGAGAAACAGACACAGCAGCTCAGGCGGCGCAAAAAGGTATTGGGGCTCTAAAAACTGGATACACTGCCCTTATTGGGATTATGGGTGGTATAGGTATTGGTTTGGGTATTCGTGAGCTGGCTGAGGCTGCCGACTCATATACCAACCTATCGGTACGCATTCAAATCGCCACTAAGGAAGGTGGTAATTTCCAACAAGCAATGGCAGGTGTTCACCAGGTAGCACTTGCCACAAATTCTAGCTTACAGGCAACAGGTGATTTATTTACTCGACTCAATACAGTCGGTAAAGAAATAGGGATGACGCAGCAACAAGCGTTAGAACTGACTAAAACAGTTACCCAAGCCATTCAGATTGGTGGAGGTAGTGCGCAAGCAAGTGAAGCAGCTATTCAGCAGTTTATTCAGGCTATGCAGGGTGGTGTGCTGCGTGGTGAAGAATTCAACTCCATTATGGAGAATGGCTACGGGTTGGCTGAGGCGTTAGCAAAAGGGCTGAATTCAACCACTGGCGAACTTCGTAAGATGGCTGAAAATGGGGAGCTTACATCTGAAAGAGTTATTAAGGCTGTTCAGAGCCAGGCTACACAGATTCAGGAAACTTATAATCAATTTCCCACAACAATCAGTAATGCTTTACAGCGAATTGCAACATCATGGCAAATCGTTATTGGTGAAATGGATCAGGCGAATGGCTCAAGTGCCACCGTTGCTGATGCTTTAGTTGTGGTAGCTGATAATCTGGGGATTATAAAAGTATTTTTAGATGATGTGGGTTTGGGGTTGGCCTCACTGATTGGTGATTTACAAGGTGGGATTGACGCCAGCACTATCGAAGCCTTTAAAAATGCCATATCTGCTGCTTATGATGCTGTTAAAGATTTAGTATCCCAGGTATATGAATTCGGTGTGGATATTCTTGATATTCTCAATACATCAATAACCAGCACATTATCTGTTTTTTCCTCGTTCACAGGAGGTGTTTCATCTGCAGGCGAGCAAGTCAGTTTCTTAGAGCGAATTCTCCAGGGCTTAGGAATTACATTTGGCTTTATAGGTGATGGTCTTACAGCAATCGGTATTATCCTTAAAGTAGCAACGGGTAATTTTTTCACGCTAGCCTCTGCTGCGAATAGTGTTATGGCCGCACTCACTTGGGGTGATGTTAGTAAGCAATTCGCAGCAAATGCAGACTTGATGAAGGATAAAGCCAAAGAGTATTACGCTGAGGCTGATCGTGAGGCTCAAAATTTTCAATCCAAAGGGGTTCAGCGCTTAAATGAGGCAGCTCAAACTCAAGGACAAAAAACTGCGGAAAGATTAGCTCTATCCAAGCAGGAGTTGGAGCAATTACTTTCTGATCAGCAATCAGAAGTTAATGGGAAAAAAGCCACAGAGTCTGAAAAGTTAAATGCTGTTCAGGCTTATGCCGAGGCTGCTATCAAGGCCAATGGTGGTGTCATGGATGGCGTAATGCAGGCCGATCTATTGACCAAAGGCTATATCGTCACCATCGATGAGGCAGGAAAGGTTAGTGTTCAGGCTGGCCAAAGTGCAGAACAGGCTGCTGAAAGTGCCGCTAAAAAGGAAGAAGCTCTTAAGCTGGCCAAAGAGAATGTTAAGAAAGCCGATGAAGAATATCTGGCTTATCAGAAGCAAGCTGCAGCTGAACGAGCACTTCTGGAACAACAGATTGAACAGGCCAAAAAGTCAGGCGATTTAAACGCTTTAGCATCTGCACAAGCCTCTATTAATGCAATTAATGCCAAAGAAGCAGAGTTGGCCAATAACCGTGATTTAAGAATTGCTGAGCTCAACAAAGCGAATACTGGATCTGGCCAAGTGGCAGAAACAGCGTATTCAAGAGCATCTGCTGCTGCCAAATTGTTTGGTGTAGACCTTGATGCCTCGTTAAACAAAGTCTCTAAATCCTTCTCTAGTTCAGGGAATGAGCTGGATGGACTTAAGACCAAGCTGAGTGAAGCTGGCTATACAGGCAAACAGGCTGGTGATGTTCTTTATCAGGCATGGGAGGATTGGCTTAGCAAGGCTAAAAGCCAGGCTGAGATTGATTTAGCTAAAGCTAAACTTCAGGAGTTTGGCACCCAAGGTCAGATTTCAACATCTCAGGTTGAGCAAGGTTTAATTGCGATCAAGCTGCAAGCTCAAGAGTTACCTGATGATATTGACCCGGTTACTGAAGCGTTTAAGCGCCTTGGTATTCAGACCAAAGAGCAGTTAAAGCTTTCCGCTCAACAGGCCTTAATGGATTACATCACGATTCGGGATAGTGGCAAGGCCACAGCTGAAGGCATTCAAAAGGCCTATGAAAAAGCTGCTCAGTCTGCGGCTGCATCCGGTGACGCAGGAAGAATTGCAGCGGTAAATGCAATGAATGCCGGGCGTAATCTAGAAGTGCAGATTGATGATACTGGAAAGGCTGTTGTCAAAACCATGGATGATTGGACCAAATCCAATGACCGCGTTAAGGATTCCGCACGTGGCATTGGTGATGGATACCGTCACGCAGGTCAGATTGCACGTGAAGAAGCCAAATCTTCTACCGAAGCTTGGGCCGATGCTGTCAACAAGGCTAAGAGTGATTTCAATAAAGAAATGAAGCGACAGGGCGAAGCATTGAGTAAAGGAATCTACGAATACGATTCTTACACCAAGTCTGATGTGATTTCACAGCTGAAAAGCAAAGGCTATGACGATAAAGAGGCTGAAAAATTGGCTTCTACCATCTGGTCCAAGGCTATGGCCGCTGATCGTGATGCTAAAGCTGAAGGTCTTGGAAAGGAAAGCAGCGTGGCAATGAAAGCATTGATCAATGCTGAATTTGATCGAGCTGCAGCCAATGGAATAACCACCCAACACGGAACCAACAAGATCAATGAATTGCTCCGCAGTATCAATGTCGCTTCAACTGGTTCCAGTAGTTTGAGTGACTATGCGCCGTCAATTCCTTCTGTGTCATCAAATGCTGCTACACAAAGCATTAAGGAAAGTGTGAATTACAACATCCAATTCGGAGGTCAAACCCTATCCCTTACAGGTGATGCAAGCCAAAAGGATGTAATGACCAATCTGGTAAATCAATTAAAAGGTATAGCGAAATCAACATGAAACTTATTCGCTTAGCAACATCAGAGACCGTCCCATTAGAGGACGGTTTTTTATGGCCTGATGAATTTTCATGGAAGGCCATTGAGCAGAATCAAGCCTATGCCATGGATGGCTCCCTGATCATTCAGGAAGGTAAAAAGAAATCAGGTCGGCCAATCACTTTACAACCGGCAGATCAGGAAATGGGTTGGATCAAGCTGCGTGAATTACGGACTGTTTTGGAGTGGTCCAAGCTGCAGAATGAAAATTTCAGACTGCAGTTTGAACAGCCGCATGACAACCGGCAATTCACTGTCAAATTTAATCACCAGGATGGAGCTTTAGAGGCTGCACCGGTGAAAGGAATTCCAGCGGTATCACTGGATGATTATTTTAATGTGACTTTGCGCTTTACGGAGTTAGACGATGGCGATTGAAACCAAGGATTTAGTGATCTACAAGTCTGAACGCTTGACCGATAACTCTGATGGTGGTGGTAAATATTCTGGTGTCGTGGTGCAGGACGGGATCAGCAATAACCTGTTCAATGATGTATCGGAAATGGATCGAACCATGGGCGATGTCTCCATGCGTAAAATTTTTCCAGCTGTGACTACTGAAGACACTGATTTATTGATGGGTGCAACAGTCTTTGTATCTGAGTTACCAGAAGATCCAAACGTGTCAGCATTGCTTTTCAGCACCAAAAACTGGACCGATGAACGCCAATCTGCCCAGAACCGGGTAGAGAATTACCTGGCTAAAGGTGGTCAGATTGCTGGCACACCACTGGATACACACTGGAAAGGCATGTCATCACTGCAGGTTGCCATGTTTCCACAAGAAACCGAATCATCAGTGGGCGATACGATTGTCCTGATCAGTGATGAAGGTGAGGCTTTAGAGCGTGAGCAGTATGTACGCATTACCAAAGTTGAAACTCGAACCGCAGTCATGGTGATTGATGGTAAAAGTGTTGAATATAAGATTGCTACTTATTCACTTAATGATGCGCTTGAAGTCGATTTTGTAGGACTGTCTGCTCGTCAGTGGTACAACGGTGAGAAATCTAAAACCATCATCCGGGATACGATTGTTGCTGATACTGGCCTGTATTACTCATCTACAGCGCTGGCATCCGGTGCAAATGTGGGTGAATTCACCGTAAATGCCAAAAGTATCTTTGCTCAACTTATTCCATCTGCTCAGACTGAAACCCCGATTATTGATGTGAATGCTGCAGGTGAAAGTGTGGTGTTGGTTGCAGGTAACGAAGGTACCATTACAGCCAATTACCCGAATATGGTAATTGGTGTCAGTCAGAACCTGTATATCGGATCAGCAGTGATTCCGTCGAGTATGTCTTTCACCTTGCAGGGTCAGCAGATTACCGACCAAGGCGGATTGCTTAAAAACACTCAAGGCACTCAGGTTGGCACGATTGATTACCAGCGCGGATTGATTCAATGGACATCATCAGCTCCAGCCGGAACTGTGAGTTTAAATATCACATTCAAACCTGCCGCTGCACCGAATCAGTATTACCAAAGCCATGCCATTCCAGTGACTCAGAATAACCAAGGTACAAACTGGACGGGAGTTTTAATTCCGATTCCTGCACCAGGGGCTTTGTCGATTTCATACATGAGTCAGGGCAAGTTTTACACCTTGCAAGATGATGGATCAGGCCAGCTTAAGGCTGCAAGCCCTTCTTTTGGTTCGGGCATGATTAATTATGAAACTGGCTCATGGTTATTAACGACTGGCGCTTTACCTGATGTTGATACACCGATCCTGTTGAATTGGGGTACGCCAATTGTCACTTTTGTACGAAGCGGCTTGGCGGTTGATCCTGCTGGGGTGGACTTCACGCTTTTTCATAACGGGATTGCAACAGCCACTGTGACCTGGTTGCTTGAGGGTGAAATAAAAACAGCAACATTGAATAGTGCTGGAAAATTCACAGGTGACGCAACAGGCTACTTAAGACGCAATAATGGTAAAGGTCGAATTATTCCACTCAAGCTACCACAACAAGGCACTGTATTTACGATCACATATACTTATGGCGCTCCAAAGACACAAACTGTCAATAGTGGAGCACCAGACACAAACCAAAAGCTCAGCTTTGTTATTGGTACAGGCGCAGCGATTGAGCCAAGCAGTGTGTCTTTAAGTATTCCAGTCAGCCGTGAGGTGGGTGTACCAACAGAGGGTGATGTTACGCTGCATGATGAGCCAATAAACAACAGTACTACAGGGAAATTAGTTGATCAATTTGGTGTTCAGATGGGTTTGATCACATACGCAACAGGTGCATGTGAAGTCACGCCAGTCCTGCAGCTAACAGAATATAGAGCGAACTACACACCATTTAATATATATGTAGGAAGTTAGCTATGAGTTTTTACGCACCGCAAGTATCAGGCTACAGTGCAGTCACTCGAACATTAAAAGCATTTGATGCGGCCAATGTTAGTGTTAGCTATCGAGATACTGCAAGCAGTGGTAGCGACAGCAAAACAATCACTGCGAACAATTTAAGTTTTGACCTAACCACTGGTTTTGACGAGCAGATTTTGACGGGTTCGGCACGTTTTAAAATTGGCAATGATACTTTCTTGGATCGATCTGGACTGCTTTATCGCAATGTTGATCCGTCGAATAATAGCGGGATTCAATCCGGCTCTATTCAGTATGGTAATGGTGTTGTTGAGATTACATCATGGACGCCTGGTGCAGACAACACGCTCAGTCTGCAATCATTAACCACAACTACCGACTTACCACCAGTCAATAAAATCAGCTTTAGAACGCCGATCATGCCGATTCGACCGCAATCATTAACCGTGATTGTGGGGACGCTCGACCATGGGCAACTAACATTGACTGCTGATGAAAATGGCGTGATTGAAACTGACCATGCGCACGGTCAAGTGAATTGGGAAAATGGCTTTGTCTCGATTTACTTCTACAAAAAGACCAAAAAGACAGACAATCTCTGGATATTGAACGAGCCTTGGTATGACCCGCTGCTTGAATATACAGACACCGGCAATACGGTATGGATCAATGCTCCGGTCTGGGTCGATGCTTCATCAGTGCGTTATAACGCTGTGGCTTATACCTATATTCCGCTTGATTCAGAAATTCTAGGGTTATCTGCAACACGTTTACCAATTGATGGCCGGGTGCCGATTTTCCGTGTTGGTGGCATTGGGATTGTCAGCTCAAGCAAAGCTCAAGAGCTAACTGATGCCATTGCAGGGACCACATATGATCTGAAGGATCAGCGTATTTCATGGGCTGAACTTGAAGATGCCAACGGAACGAAAGTAGCTTTCGATTTATACACGGTTGATTATGATTATGGTCGTGTGACGCTTGGTGGTGACTTTGTGATGGGTAATCTGGTTGCGCCACTAACAGTTAAATATCGCTATCAAGACATGGGCTTGATCCGTGATGTGCAGATCAATGGTCAGCTGACATTCACTAAGCCTTTAACCCATAACTATGATGCAGTCGACACCATTGTTGGATCTGCTTTAGTCATTGGTGATATGCAGGCACGTTACACACGTAAGTTTGTGCAAGGCTCGTGGAGTAATGCCTGGGCAGATGAACCAAGCTCAGGAATTTTAGCTAATTACAACGACTCACTGTACCCACTTCAAGTCACAAACAACGGGGCGATTCAGGAGCGTTGGGCGCTGATATTCACAGGCGATCAATCATTCCGTTGTGTAGGTGAATATTCTGGCCAGATTGGTACAGGAACCACCAATGCTGACTATGCACCGATTAACCCGGTGACCGGTGTTCCATATTTCACGATTAAAAAAGAAGGATGGGGTGCTGGCTGGGCAAATGGTAATGTCCTGCGATTCAATACAGTCGCTGCAAACTTTCCGGTCTGGGTAATTCGTACAGTAAAACAGTCAGAGCCAGCAGTATTGTCGGATCAATTCCAGATCATGCTGCGCGGTGACATTGACCGCGTTATCTAAAACCTAAATCAAATATGGCCGCGTAATGCGGTCTTTTTTATGAGTAAACAAAATGGTCGCAAGTACAGATATTAAGTTCTACGTGCATACAAACAACAATGCGCCACAATTGCAAAATGCCTATGGCAGTATGATTAATGTGTTGGATGCTTGCTTAGTGAATGGCATTAATGTTGGTGCTGTTTCATCACTTATAGCATCAGGTACAACAGTTACTGCATTATTTAGCTCTGCGCATAATTTGATGCAATACCAGGTGATTAAAATCACTGGGGCAAATCAGTCAGAGTTCAATGGTGAACATAGAGTATTAACCGTACCAAACGCACAAAGTGTCACGTTTGAACTTGCAGCCGTACCAAGTTTATCTACCGCCACAGGCACAATCACAGCCTCATTACCCCCACTTGCGTGGGAAAAACCATTCTCAAGTACCAACCCAAATGGTGGTGGAAAGGCAGCTTATCGATCTACCAATTTACTTTTGCCAAGTCACCCATTTCTACGTGTTGTAGATGAACTTGATCCAGCATATACAGCAACTTATGCGAAGTACGCAAAAGTCGGTATTGTTGAAGATATGACGGATATTGATACGATGCTTGGTGTTCAGGCGCCCTTTGATTCCACTATGCCTGATAAAAATTGGATAGGCACAGGTTCAGGTATTGAGGCAATTAATGGCTGGGCTCGATGGTACTATGCGACGAGTTATGGTTTTGGGTCCTCAGACGGGGATCGGTATGGTGCATCTTCCAATGAGATGAAATGGATGGTAGTTGGTAATGGTGACTGGTTCTATATTATTAATTCATCTAATGAAAAAGAAGATTTCTCAGCAGTCTATGGGTTTGGGAGCTTTGAATCATTTCTTGAAGGAGACTCGACAAATAATTTTCTAATAAGCAGCTTAGACTACGCACCTGCGAGTGAAAATTTTTACCGTCTGCGAAATTGCCCTGTACCGACTCTAAACAAAAAAACTTTATTATTGCAAAGAGATTATACTCAAAATTCATCAGGATTAGCCGCTATTGTCTCTCTGGGTATTGGTAAAATTAACAATACATCTGGAGAAGCAATTATAGGTAGTCCAACAAGTATTGGATATGCATTAATGCCTGCCTATATATACAATAGTAATATCAGAGGGGTTTTGCCGGCACTTAAATGGTTATATCAATCGGAGCCATTTTCCAACAAGCAATCATTTATCTTTGGTAGTGAGATATTTATGGCTAAAAGTATTGCTCACCCATCGTCTCCAGAATCCGTACAGATTGTTATTAAAATAGGGGGGTTATAGTGAATATTGTTGTCCCATATTTTAACACCAAAAAAAGAAACCTAAATAAGCAATCCCCTCAGTTATATAAAATTTCGGGAACAGTACTTAAAAGTTCTGCACCTATACCGTGCCGTATTCGCTTATATGAAAAGCTTACTGGTACAAAATTAAATGAAGTATTGAGTGATGCGAACGGGAATTACGAATTTACCAACCTCGAAAAAAGTAAATACTTTTTGGTCGCTCATGACCCAGCCTCTCAATTCAATGCAGTCATTCAAGATAACGTGGTGCCAAAATGAGTAAAACATCAGTCAATGCTCGGCTTGCCATGATTCAAGCCTTTGCAGAATTTATGGATAACGGTAGCCAAAGTGCTACCGTTACTTTTTATGAGGGCGTGCAGCCTGCAAATACAGCTATTGCAGCAGATTCAAATAATGCTCTGGTCACTTTGGTGTTTCCTGAGCCGTGCATTAAAGAAGTCACGCCAACTTATGTTGAATTACACCCAACAGACACAGCAACCGTGATTAAGTCAGGCACTGCAACATGGGCGCGTATTTATAATGGTGCTGGTGATGTCGCTGCCGATCTAACAGTGGGCACGGATATTAGCCTTGCTAACACCAATCTCGCGCTCGGCGGTACATTGTCAGTCACCTCAATAAAACTCAGACCTTAAATTAAAAAGGTGCTCATGTGGATTTTAAAAATAAGCTCGGCACCGTTGATGCGCACAAACTAAACTTAAACTTTAAGTCGGATAATACTGATAGCCATAACATTATTCTCAATTTTGAGCACATGGCCGATGGCTCGACCAATCTTAATTTTGGCGATGATGTTACAGCTGCAATTGATACAGCACTTGATACCGGATTTTTATTTGAAGTCACAGCAGTCTATGCAGATAGTGGTGAAAATACTGCGGTCATAGACACGGTGCTCTACACTGAATTTAGCTTTGAAGTTGTCGCAGTCTTTAAAGACAATATTGATGTCATCGGGCAGATTGATACAGTTTTAGATACCAGTTTTAGTTTTGAAGTCGAAGCGGTATTTAGGGAAAACCTGTGCACGATTGATACGGTTTTGGATACAGGCTTCTCATTTGAAGTTAAAGCACTATTCGATATTAATCATCTTGTCGGGGTGTCTTATGGTTTTGATATGCGATATCAGAAGGCTATCGCAGCCTTGAGCACCACAGAAATACCGTGGGCCAAGCCAATATTAAGAGTCTCAAATGAGGCTCTTTTTTATGATCAAGGCTTGGTAGTTTCGAATCAGGTAAATATTCAGCATGAGCAGGCAGGGTCATTAACCCGGGCGATTAGATCCTTTCATGAGCAAGCCACTGGTTTGAGTTCTGATGCGTATGTAATCTGGGAAGAAGGCAATAAACGCTTTATTCATCAGCATTACTTGCATGAAGAAACCATCAAGCTGCGTCATAACAGGGAAACGGTCTGGCAAGAAATGATCCGACGTCGCAAGACTTTTACTTATTCACATGAAGTGGCGCAAGTCTTTGAGTACCGTTTTTCATTTGAATGGGATAAAAGCCTCGAGATTGTCACCAGGTCAGATTTGCCTTGGGATAAAGCCAAGGCGATTCATTACCGTAAGCACCTAGTTCAGCATTGGCCAAAGCCCGAATTACCCAAATATGAAGGCAGCACAGATCTAAACTTTATCTGCTTATGTCATGACGTTGATTCACACAATGTTGTATTAAATTTTGGTGCAGATGACTGTATTCCAGCACTGCCGAAAAGAAACTGGTGGTATATCGTGAATACATTAACAGCCGAGCGATTAGATACCGGCGAGAAAATCAAGGTGATTGATGGTAGTTACAGTACCAGCCAGTCTCAGTGGTGCTGGACCTACTCAATTACCGTGGCACATACTGAAAAAGATAAGCTTCAGCCAATTGATGGGCATCCAGTGATTCTCAAAGTCATGATCAATGGATTTGAGCATCATATTTTGCTGGAAGATCCAGAAGAAACCCGACGCTTTGCCAGTGTTCTGTACACTTACCCAGGGAGAAGTATCACAGCCTTAAACTCGGATAAATACGCAGCTTCACGCTCATTCATCCAGGACAATGAGAGAACTTCTGTTCAACTGGTTCAGGCAGAGCTGGATCGAGCTAATGGTGGTACAACCTTGGACTGGAAGCTGATTGATGAATTGGGCTGGATCGTACCGGTTGAAAGCCTGAGTTATGCAGAACTGGCACCTATTGATGCTATCAAACAGGTGGTTGATGCGGCTGGTGGTTTTATCTATAGCCAGAAAGCGGGCAATACACTGACCATTTTACCCCGGTACCAGAAAGGTTATTGGGATACGATGACGGTGGATGATTACGATATTTTGTTATCTGAAAGTCTGGTGATGCAGCAGAACATTAAGCAGAACGATGAATACATTGCAGACTTTAATGCCATCACTGTAGTGAATAGTCGAAGTGGTGAGAGCCTGAAAGTACAGCAGCGCGGTACTTCGGGTGATGTTCCGCTTGAATCAGTTACAGGTCCGTTATTTAACCTAGTGTCAGGGGCTAGTTATGGGAAAGCTGAGTTAATCAAAGCCAATATTCAGGAGTTACATACCTTTGCTGACATTCCAGTGAGTCAGGAAATTGGCGAGATGCTACCTGGTAAAACGATTGCCTTTAATGGTCAGTGGTGGGGCGTAATTGATGGGGTAAGTGGCAGCTTCTCGCATGAAAAGGTCAATGAAACTATTACTGTGGAGCGTATCAGCCGTGAGTAATCCTTTATTCGAATTGAGAAAGCTCTTAAATCCTACACATGCTGAATATATCGGCACCATTACTTCAGTGAAGCATCCAGAGTATCGGGTGCAGATCGATGGTGGATCTGGTCCAGTGCTTTGCACTTCTGGAACCACATATAATTTAGGTGCCAGAGTATTCATCTCAAACCAGATGATCCTAAGGCCAGCACCTACTGGACAGCATTCAGAAATAGAAGTCTAAACTTAACCAAACAAGAGCACCTTATGGTGCTTTTTTATTACCAAAATTTAGGGGGCACAATGTCGAATGACTATCTGTCTGACCCACCTGCAGCCACATCCGGACAATTGCTTGCGATATCAGAAAGTATTAGCCAACTACGCCAAGAGATGCGTCAGGAAATGCGAAAACTAGAAGATGTGCCGCAAAAAATCGACCGGATGAGTATGCAGTTTGATCAGCTTCAGGAAAAGCAACAAAACCTTGATCACAATGTGCAAAAGATCCAGAAGAACCTTGAAGATGATCTGGATAGAACAAAATCAAGTCTCCGAGATGAGATGAAGCAAATCCGTGTGGATGCTGAAGTCAAGCACAAAGAAGTCGATATGCAGATCCGGGTACTCCACGAAAGTAAAACCAAAATAGATAGTGTGACCAATCTGGTCCGCTGGGGTGGGATTGCAATCATAGGTGTCTTTGCTGCCGCCTGGAACAATCAAACTGCCAAAACCGACACAGTGAATGCACAAGCAATGGCGAATAGTCAAAAAATTCAGGTCCTTGAAAAACAATCTGATCAGACCCTTCGCACCTTAGAAGAAATCCGCAACAAACTTTACGAACGTAACTATATGAGTGAGACAAAATGAAATTTATACAAGAAAATGCACTGCAGTATTTATCTGTAAAGCTCCCACTACTGGGGGCTTTTTTAATGCTTGCAGTTTTAGTTATTCAGTGGGCATTAGACTTTAATTTTATCCCTGAACAATATGCACCTTTTATCATTGGTACAGTCTTGCCAGCTTTAAGCTGGATAGGCCGTAAAATTGCACAGCCAAAACTGCATCAACATCTTGGCTTTGCCACCATTACTGCAGGGCATAGTAATTCTGATCCCGGTGCAGTAAACGGCAAAATTAAAGAAGCGGATTTGGTGACTAACTTCCGTAATGCAGTGACTCATTATTTGCGTGAAGCAGGGCTACAAGTCAAAACCGATGGCACTGGCACCAGGAACGATCCATTGTCTGCTGCAGTCAAATTAATTCAAGGCTCAAGTGTTGCGGTAGAATTCCACATGAATGCTGCAACCTCAAAACAGGCGAATGGTGTAGAAACGATTGCCCTGCTAAAAGACAAGAAACTGGCTCAAGACTTATCTAAAGCTGTAGCAGATGCTCTTGGCAGTCGGTTACGTGGTGACAACGGTTGGATTGATCAGTCTAAATCAGCACGCGGCCGTTTAGCGTACGTGAATGCTGGTGGTCTGATTGTAGAACTTGGCTTTATTTCCAATGAAGACGAACTTGCCCGATTTAATGCGCGTTACTGGCTGGCTGCTAAGGCTGTGGCCAAAGTGCTGATTGATTATGAAAAGCGTAATTAAAGTTTTAATGCTGTGCTTCCTCCTATCAGGCTGCACAGCCCATTCAATTACGACGAATGTGAATGTGGGGATATGTGTGAAGGCTCTTTGATGGGCCTTAATCCAACCTATTTGCAATCTCTGACGCGGTCGCATTGTAATAAATCATCAGGCTTCTTAAATCCTTATGACCAATCATCCGCGCCAAATCCAATACTTCCAATTTCTGGGCGAGCCTTGTGCATGCCTCATGTCTTGAGTCGTGAAAATGTAAATCCTCAATTTCACACTTATCTCGCAACTTTCTCCAAAGTGTATCAAAGCTCGAATCTTTCACTGTAAAAACCTGATGACTGCCAACACCTTTCATAAGTTCAAGCAATTCAACAGCACGCTTGGACAGAGGCACATGTCGTTTTGTTCCATTCTTGGTTTCATTCAAAGTCACATATCTATTCTTTAAATAAACCCGGTCCCAAGTCAGGCCGCGGATCTCACCAGCACGCATTGCAGTTTCAATCGCCAACAGGAAAGCAATCATAATTTGCTGTGTGAAATTCTCAGGTGCCTGATCATCGAATTCAGCAGCCAGACAAAGCCTGTAAATTTCATCCGCTGATATGCGTCTATCTCGATGTGCTGGTGGTGGTGGCATCTTTAAATCACTCATGGGTGAATCATAAACCCACTTCCATTCCGTGCGCGCTACTGTAAACAAAGCTGACAGTATGTTGCCCTCACGTCGTACCGATGCTGGCTTGACTGTTTTTAGCCTGGTATCACGCCACACCACAAAATCATCAGTCGTAATTTTAGCAATATGCTTTTTTGCAATCTTTGGAAAGTTTCTTTGGAATGCCCGAAATCTCTTAATCTCAGCATCACAGCCTTTGTGCTTTGGACACACTTCTTCTATGTATCTATCAATTGCACAATTTAATGTATAATCAGGAAGCTTTCCGCGTGATAACTCTCTTAATTCAGTTTCACGTTTTGATGCCCATGCGCGAGCCTGAGTCTTAGTATCGAATGTCGCACTTTCCCGAGTACCATTCACACTAATCTCAACTCGCCAAGCATCACCCCTTTGTCGAAAGGTGGCCATAATTTTTCCTTTAAAATGTTGTGGCGTAAATTTGGCGTAATCAATATAGAATGAATAATAGGGAATAATAAGGAAACATTAAACTATTGAATTAATGAGCCACACTTAAACCTATAAAATTAAAGAAAAAATAAGGAAAACTAGGGAATAATAAGGAAACCGCAAATTTCGGGAAGTGCCCGCTGAGCGCACCATCATTTTATTAGTTCACTTACCTCATTAGACTAAAAAAACAATTCCAGATTTATAAAATAAATTATGGATTCTCTTCCTCTTCATCCTGATGTTTTTGACGTATTTGATCTCTTTTCACCTGAGGGTCTTGATCTACGCCTAACTGACCGCGTTGAATCTCTCGATCTTGTTTCTCTTGTGGGTCTAACTCTTCTTCTGGAAACTCTTCATTCAGTTCTTCATCTGGTTTAGCCATCGGGAATTACCTCTTGGGAATATAAGTAGTAATGTCTGTAGAAGATGCTCTTAGACCTCTTATTCTATAAAAATGGGTGAATTACATTGTTGTATTTATAGTTTGTTTAATCTCATAAATTGTTGTTTCTATAAATAGATGTGCTGAGTAGTTTTTTTATCAAAAAAATTAGTATCTTATGCTCACAATAAAAATGAGATATAGATATGAAAAAATTATTATTCATTGGGTTAATGATTGGGGCTTCTTCAGTTGCTGAAGCGAATACACCTTTAGCTATTCAATATGGTAATCCTGCTCCAAAAGATAAAGCCGTTATTACGACTACACCTTATTATGCTCAAGAAAACCTAATAAGTCAGTACTCTTTAGCTTTTGGTTACGCCGGTTCAAAAATAGGGTCAGACAGCTTTTTGGGTACTGAATCATTCGATGGGCTGTTTATTAATGGTGAATATCAATCCCATCCGACGACCAGCTTATGGGCCGAATACAAATTTCAAAGCTCAGATATTGATTACAATCAAGTTACAATTGGGGTAAAAAATAAATTTCTGGAAAATGATCAGTTTTATTCAGCAATTTCTATAGGTCTGGGAATGAGCTGGGTAGATGAAAGTGAAACGGATGCAGATCTTGGTCGAGTCGATCTGGAATTGGATTATTTTACAATTCCTGTTGCCTTGGAAGTCGGTTATAAAATTGCTCCTGAAGCAGATTTATTTGGATCTTTTGGTTATCAATGGATGTTTAACCGTGATGCCAAGATTTGTATGAATGGCGCATGTGTCTCTGGCAAGAGTGATGATCTGGACTTGAATGGGGTTACTTATCAATTTGGTTTTCGCTATTACTTTTAGTGGCTAATCAATGGCCTTAATAGCGAACTCTTTTACTTAAGATTTAAAATTGTATCTAGCTAAAATTATTCATTTTTCACATAAATAAAGAATATTTTTATTAAAATTTAAATAGATAGGATATAGAGATTGAAAAGAATAGAGTTGTTTGTAGTGCTCTATTGATCCAGCCAAAATATTCTAATCTGCTTTTGAAAAAGCACAATTTAAATATTGTATAAGTCTTCTTTTAGAAGTGTAAAAGTGTATTGTAGGTAAAAAAAATCCTGCTATATTGAACTCATGGTAGGTCATAAAACGAAACGACGCTACCAATAAGTTGGACGGATCAATGACAGTTAGTTGAGCTCGAACTTAGGCTCAGGCAATAAATCTAGCACTAGCCATCCAACACAGAGCCCGCAGCGATGCGGGCTTTTTAATGCAAAATTTTAAGCGAGAGTTATTAATAATTTCGACTCTTTTATTTGTATAGAACATTCTTCATTAGCGACTATATATAGTCGATAAAAGGTGCTCGCTAAAAAATCTTACATATTCGTTTGAAAGCCTTTCAAATAACTATGTTATAAGAATTCAGACAAGCAAATTTAATAATGCCAATAAAGGGAGGTATGACGATGATAGAAGGTTTAATTGAAGTGCAAGTCAAAAACCAGTATGGCAAAACCCTGAATGTAAAAGCATTACTACGTGCCGGTGCTCATCATAGTGATCCGTCCCAGCATTTGGAACAGCAAGTCGAATATATTGTAGTGGATGATGAAATTATCAGACCAACAATTGAACTGTTATTTGCCAGTGAGCAGACCGACTGCATCTATCGTGTTCTGGATGCTAAATAA